ACGACCGTCTGACCAAGGGCATGAACGTCGCGATGGCGTTCACCAGCCGCACGGCCATGCCCAAGTTCATCCTGGACGAGCGCACCGGCCAGCGGTTCCAGGTCTGGGACGGCGACAACTACGACGCGCGCTTCCTGGATCCCAAGCCCGGCCAGCCCGGCAACGAGCTCAACCAGGGCATGATCGTTGGCCTGACCAACAAGGACAAGACCACCAAGCCTGAGGATGCCGCGGTCAAGCACAACGGCTTCTTCCTCGACTACGACCCCGACCGCGACGGCGACACCCTGGTCATCAAGACCCAGAAGGCCCTGGCCGGCGGTGGCAAGAAGACGATCCCGATCGCGGCCAAGCCCGCCAACGATGGCGAGGCGAAGATCACTGCCAGCCGCCAGCGCACGCCGCTGGGGTTCTATTCCGCGCTGGCCGACGGCGTCGATGGCATCAAGACCAACGCCGCGCCTGCGGCCGGCTGGAAGGACGCGATCAAGGGGCTGGTGAACAAGGGCGCCGTGAAGGCCGACGAGGTCGAGTGGTCTGGCGTCAACGACTGGCTCGACTTGCAGACCGGGCGCGTTACGAAGGAGCAGGTCGCGGAGTACCTGAAGCAGGGCGGAGTGCGGGTTGAAGAGGTGGTGAACTCCGCGCAAGCGGACAACAGAGAAGACAAGTTCCTCGACAAGTGGGCGCCTGAAGCTGAATCGATCGGCATGAACATCGGCTTCCTGGGCAACGGCAAGCTCGTGTTCACCGAAGAGGACTACACCGCCGACGACGTGTTGTCCTCCGATTGGGCAACCAACGCGGAGCGCGACTTGGTGATGCGAATGGAGCAAGACTGGACCGCAGGCAGGTCGGCCGGCTCGATTACCAAGTACGACCTATACACCCTGCCCGGTGGAAGCAACAACTACCGCGAGGTGCTGCTGACGTTGCCAACTGCGGTTGACGCCAAAACTAAGCGTCTGATGGACGAAGAGCGGTACCTTGTGCTGTCGTCAGAGCAGCAGGCGGAGGTTGACGCGGCCAAGCGCAAATCGGGCGTGCAATACCGCTCCAGCCACTGGGACCAGCCCAACGTCCTGGCGCATATCCGCGTCAACGACCGCACCGACGCCGACGGCAAGAAGGTGCTGTTCGTCGAGGAGCTCCAGTCCGACTGGGGCCAAGAGGGGAAGAAGAAGGGGTTCAAGCGTTCCGACGCAGAGATGGTCGCGGCAGGCAAGCGGATGGCAGAAGACCACGCCGCATACATCAAAGAAGAATCCAATGCGCTGAACGAAGAGTTGCGCAGTGTCAAAGCTCGCCTGCGTCAGATCCCCGCGGGCGAAACCGCAGACGCGGCTGCGCCGCTGCGTGCGCGAGAGGAAAGCATCTATCGTCAGCTCAGAATTCTTGCTGAGTCAGAACCCGGTAAGCCAAAGAACGATGGCGCGCCCACCGCACCCTTCGTCACGAAGACGGAAGGCTGGCTCAACCTCGCGCTCAAGCGCGTCATCACGATGGCCGTCGAGGGTGGCTACGACCGCGTGGCGTTCGTCAACGGCGAGCAGTCTGCTGATCGGTACAACTTGAGCAAGACGATCAAGTATGTTCAGTGGGACACCGGTTACGACGAAAACCGCAGGCTCATAACACTGGAAACAACTGACGGAAAAGCACTGGGCATCACCGTACAGGACGGCGTCGTCGAGGACTCTTCGATTGGCGCTGACGGCAAACCCCTTGATGAAGTGTTGGGCAAGGAGCTGGCTGGCAGGATCACGTCGCAAAGAAGCGGCGACCTCCGCGGGTTGCAGTTGAAGATGGGCGGCGAAGGCATGAAGACCTTCTACGACACCATCGTGCCCACGGCGCTGAAGAAGCTGCTGCCGAAGGTGGGTGGTGGGCAGATCGCGAACGTGCTACTGGACAACCAGAGCCCCGTCATCCAGGTCGACGATAACGCTTGGGCTGTGAGGGAGGACGACAGTGGCCGCGCCTATCGCACCGAACAGGAGGCTATCGCGGCGGCCACCTCCGGCTCCACACAACCCGGCTTCGACGTCACCGACGCCATGCGCGAGAAGGTGGCCGAGGGCCTGCCGCTGTTCAGCCGCCAGCGCGACACCGGCTGGCGCGACGAGACCGGCCGCGCGCAGTTCGCACCAGGGGCCGTGGCCTACCGCTACGCCGCCGACGTGGCCAACGCCGTGCTCGACAAGGTCGGCTTGAAGCCGATCAGCACCGAGCTCGGTCGCGCCATGCGCAAGATGAAGGTCGAGGTCGAGCGCGCCCAGAACCTCACGGTCGACGTGGCCGAGAAGCTCAAGACGCTGTCCGAGGACGAGCGCCAGATGATCAGCGACGTCATCGAGGGCGAGCTCAAGGCCGGCGTCACGCCGCCCAAGAAGATCCTCGATCTGGCCGCCTCCATGCAGACGATCATGTCCGAGCAGAGCGCCGAGCTCGTGCGCCTGGGGATGCTGAGCCCAGAGGCCGCCGGCCGCTGGGAGGGCAAGTACCTGCCGCGCTTCTACGAGACCAAGCTCACCGGCGAGGTCAAGGGCTGGGCGCGCGCCGCGCTGGAGCTGGTGCGCAAGCCCCGCACGATGCAGGGCATCAAGGGCAGCAACCTCAAGAGCCGCGGCATCTTCAAGACCATCCCGGTCGACGAGCTCGACCAGTGGACGGCCGAGGGCTGGGAGCAGCGCGACCCCGGGTTCAACCCGGCCAAGGACCGCGAGACCCAGGTCTGGCGTGACTTCACGCGCGAGGAGCGCGAGGAGATGGGCGAGATCCGCGACGCGATGTTCCGCTTCGTCATGGGCTACAACGCCACCCAGCGCGACGTGGCGCTGGGCCGGATGTACGAGCGCATCGCCCAGGACGTGGCCAGCCGCACGGAGAAGGAGGGCTTCGTCCAGGTGCCCGACACCAAGGTCACCGACACGCAGGCCCGGCGCTACGGGGCCCTGGCTGGCATGTACGTGCCCAAGGAGGTGATGGATCACCTGTCGGCCTACGACGGCACGATGCAGAACGAGATCGTCAAGATGTACCTGTCGGCGCTGGCCAAGTGGAAGGAGGGCAAGACCGTCCTCAACCCGGTCTCGCACGCCAACAACATCCTGTCGAACCTGACCATGGCGCACTTCGCCGGCGTGTCCTACTGGGACGCGGGCAAGTACGCGGGCGCGGTGCGCGACCTGATGCGCAACGACCCGATGGTCAAGGAGGCGCAGGAGGCGGGCCTCTTCTTGGGCACGTTCAGCCGGGCCGATCTGCTCAAGGACATGCCCGACCAGCTCAAGATGCTGGCCGGTGCCAGCGAGGGCAAGATCGCCAAGGCCGGCAACACCGTCTGGAACGCGCTGTCCTTCTTCCTCAACAAGCCCCTGGGCAAGGCGTACGACGCCGAGGACCAGTTCTTCCGGTACCTGATCTACCGCGACGCGCGCAAGCGGGGCCTGGAGTCCGACGACGCGGTCGAGTACGCCCAGAAGTTCATCTTCACCTACGACGACCTGCCCAAGACCGCGCGCATCATCCGCGACACGGCGCTGCCGTTCTTCAGCTACACCTACAAGGTGGTGCCGGCCCTGGCCAGCACGGCGCTCGAGAAGCCCTGGCGCTTCGCCGCCCCGGCCGGGGTCCTGTACGGCGTGAACGCGCTGTTCTACGCCATGGCCCAGGCCGCGGACGAGGGCGAGGACGACGACTGGCTGGAGGCCGCCCGGCGCTACATCACCGACCCGGCCTTCCGCGCCAGGGCCAAGGGGCTGGAGGAGTCGGAGCGGGCGAACCTGCCGGAGTGGATGAAGGGGATGAGTGCTACCCTCGGGACCCCCAAGGCGATCCGCCTGGGCATGGACGACGTGACCAACCTGCCCCTGTTCCTGGATGTCAGCAAGATCTTCCCCGGTGGCGACCTGCTCGATGCGGTCAACAACTCCGGGGGCGTGGCGATGCTCCAGCCGCTGACGCCGTCCAGCCCGCTGCTGACGACCTTCGTGGCCATGATGGCCAACCGGGACATGTTCCTGGGCAAGGACGTCACCAAGGGCAGCGACACCCAGGCCGAGCTGGCCGAGAAGCGGGGCGAGTGGCTCTGGCGGCAGTTCTCGCCCGCCCTGGCGGTGGGCAACTACCACTGGGATCGGACGCTGAACGCGATCGCCAGCATCGCCGGCGAGCCGGTCTTGGGCTACACCGGGTTCGGCAAGGACGGGCTGCCGGTGCAGCCGGGGCTGGCGGCGCTGCAGACGGTGGGTATCAAGGTGCGGCCGATCGACCTGGAGATGAGCGAGCGGATCGAGCAGTCGGATCGCAAGCGGTTGATCCGGGAGCTGGACGCCGAGATCCGGCGGTTGAACCAGCTCGAGGCGCGCGGGGCGATCACGGCGGACAACGCCGAGGCGCAGCGTGAGCTGCAGCGCGAGAAGCGGATCCGGTTGCGCGAGGGGCTGACGGTCGACGGGGAGGAGCGTTGAGCTCTTCAGGAAATGAAACGCCCGGCGCGGAGCCGGGCGGTTTCCTGTGCAAATCCGGTGCCGGTTTCCTGGGCCCGTGTGCAATCCGTGTGCAACGGATATGTACGTTTATGCACTTTTACAACACTCTGCTGTACGCTAAGTCCTTGATTTCTAAGGGACAGGGACTGTACGGCAGTGTATACTTGGTGCCCAGAAGAGGTGGTTTCTTGCACGCGTAAGTACTTGAAAGTAAACTGATTTCTCCGAGGTTGTGCGCAATCCCTGTGCAAGGGTACTTAGGCGTACACCCGCGTACAACTAAGTACAGGAGAGTCAGATGGCTTCAATCAAGCGGTATCCCGACAAGAACGTCGGGCCGAAATGGCGGGCGGTCGTACGCAAAATCGGCTTCAAGGCCCGCTCCAAGATTTTCGATCTCAAGACCGACGCCGAGGCCTGGGCCGGCGACGTGGAAGCGTCCATGCGCCAGCCCACCTACCGCGAGCTCGCCAAGGCGCGCGAGCACACCGTCGGCGAGATCTTCGAGCGGTTCCGCAACGAGGTCTGCCCAGACCGCGCCGGCGGCAAGTGGGAGTCGACCCGGCTCAACCGCCTGATCCTCGACGTCGAGTTCACCAAGCGCCGCCTGGACCAGATCCGGTTCGAGGACGTGCGCGACTGGCGTGACCAGCGGCTCAAGGAAGTCTCCCCCGCCACCGTCAACCGCGAGATGAACCTCATCTCGGGCGTCTTCTCGCACGCGATCAAGGAGTGGTCGACGCCGCTGCCCTACAACCCGGTGTCGCTGGTCAGCCGCCCCAAGGGCGTGGCGCGCTATCGCTTTCGCCGCTGGCATCAGTACGAGCTCGACGCGGTCATCAAGGCCGCGGAGTTCGACGAGGCGGTGCTGCCCCAGATCGGCAAGGACTACGTGGTCTGGGCGCTGCTCATCGCCTGCGAGTGCGCCATCCGCCCGAAGGAGCTGTGCTCGCTGACCGTGCGGGACTTCCACGAAGCGGACCGCTACGTGCACGTGCACAAGACCAAGAACGACGCGCACAAGGACACGGCCGGTCGCCACGTGCCGCTCAACAAGCGGGCCACCGAGCTGTTCAAGAAGCTCTGCCAGGGCAAGGCGGCCGACGACAAGATCGTCCCGATCCAGGAGGACACGCTCGGCGCGTACTTCCGCGAGCTGCGCATGAAGGCCGGGCTGAAGAACGCCGACCTGCGCTTCTACGACAGCCGGCACGAAGGCACGACCCGGCTCGCCAAGAAGCTGCCCAACGTGCTGGTGCTGTCAGCGGCCACGGGTCACAAGAACCTTCAGTCGCTCAAGCACTACTACAACCCGCTGCCCTCCGAGATCGCAGCGATGCTCGACTGACCGGCCATGGCGTGCAGCAACCGGGCCGCCTGGATCTTGGCCCGGTAGCGCGCCTGCTTCTGGGCTTCGGTCATGCGCTGGCGCTTGGCATCCCTGCCCGCGCCCAGCTTGTAGATCTTGAGGATGTCGCGCCCGCGGACGTCCTTCTCCCACGCGCAGATGTGAGCTGCCCCAGCCCGATGCAACTCCCGGGTGTACTGGAGCACTGTCACGTAGTGTAGCCCGGTCATCTCCGCCAGCTCGACGCACGTGTACGTGCCCTCGAGCAGCAGCTTGATGAGCTGCGCCTGGGTGATCGCGTTGACCTTGATGACGCGCTTGCCCTTGTTGTTGGGCGGAGTCACAGCCACAGGTCCACCCCCATCATCACAGAGACCAAGCCGATCAGCGCCACCACGGCTACGAGCATCACGGTCTGGGTCTTGCGCTCTTGCTGGCGCCGGCAGGGGTAGGGCGTAGGGCACGGGCTGAGCCCGTTGTTGCAGGGTCCTGAGCAGCGCATCACTCGCTCCTGTCGTCGTACGTCACGGAGCTCGTATCCCCCAGGCGCCACTTCGCGTGCTGCTCGACGCGGAACTTGCGCGTGGCCACCTTGAAGTCGGGGAACTTCATCTGCTGCGGGTTGAACGCCGGGTCGTAGAAGCGGCAACGGTTGTTCGGCTGCAGCGCGAACTGGCCATGGTCCAGGCGCAGCACGTTGTAGCTCTTGTGCTCGTCCACGGTCTCGCTGAACGTGAAGTCCGGGATCCGCGGATCGGGGCTGCACGTGTCCAGCGTGAACATGTACTCGCCGCCGTAGGTTCTCTTGTCCTTGGCGAAGAACTCTGCGCGCAAGCCCTTGAGGAAGGGCTTCTCGACCACCGTCACGTGATAGCTCAATGCGTCCCAGATCTGGAGCACGTCCAGGGGCAGCTCGGTGAAGCTGTCCTCCTCGATCTCGAGCTCGCCCCAGTTCGGCGTGTAGAACGCGCTGATGGGCAGCTTGTCGTACAGCGCGCCGTACTGCGGGAGGTAGGTCTCAAAGCGGAAGGCCTCGCCGCGGATGGCCTTGACGCTGACCCAGATGCCTTCGACGAGCGCCTCATCCTGGCGCTGCGGATCGAAGTCGTACAGGTACTCAGGGCGCACCAGCACCTTCACCGGTGGCAACGGACACACAAAGCTCATGCCTTCTTCTCCTCGAACAGTCTTCCTTCACGGCCACATTTGCCGTCGTAGCGCATGTCGATGCACGTGCCGTGGTGGCCGAAGCCGCCCGTGCTCTTCGTGTTGATCGCGCAGCTCATGACGACACTGGTGTTGCCGCGCCGGCCGCCGCTGATGCGCTCGCGGTAGTGCGTGCACCGCTTGCACAGCTTGCGCTCCTCGCCCCAGGTGTATTCAGGCAGCTGCCACATCAGCTCTGCTCCTTCATCAGGTAGCGCAGCTCCACCACCCGGGCGGCCTCGCGCAACTTCGACACGTTGGTCGTCTTCATCACCTCGATGGCGATCGCCACGAAGGTCTCGATCTCAGCCCGCTCCTCATCGCCCCAGCCGATCAGCTCCGCGACGCACACCTGGAGCCGCTTGTCCTTGAGCTTGGCGATCGTCTCGACCACGTACTCCAGGTCCTCGCGCGGCAGCGTCGCGCGCTCGCGCAGCAGCGCGTGCATGCGATTGGCTTGCTCGGCCACGAAGTCAGCGTCGGGCTTGATGCGCTTCACTTCCTGGCTTTCTCGCGGCAGGCTTCCAGCCACTCGAGGACATCGGCCTCGAGCCACACCAGCCGCGTGCTGCCAGGGATGCGCAGCCGCGGAGGCAGCGTCTCGGGCCGGCGACGGCAGTCGGTCTTGATCGTCGAGACCGAGCGGCGCAGCAGCACTGCGAGGTCCTCGGGGGTCAGGGTCTTCAGGGTTGCGCTGGTCATCACTTGGTCTCCTCTTCGATCAGCTTCTCGATGTAGTGCTTGGCCTTGCGCAGGTCCTCAACACCGCCCTTGTGCCGCCACCGGCTGAGGTACTTCACGGCGTTGCCGTCCAGGTACCCGAGCTTCCAGTCCAGGATCACGTCCCAGGTCTCGAACTTGAGCTGCTTGTAGTGGGTGCCGCCGTACTGCACGGCGTTGGCACCGGCGTGCTCACGCGGCCCCTTGCCGCGGCACTGCTCATCGAGCTGGCGCTGCACCTCGAGCTGCGCGCCCGTCAAACCAACGATTGTCTTCATCAGTCGATCTCCTTCATGTAGTACCGTGTCTCAAACCCATCCCCGCGCAGCGGCAGGTCGGGCGCCCAGGCGATCGGGCGGCCCATGATTTCCTCGACGCCCTTCAGCGAGCCGTAGTCGTCGTGCGCCTCGATCACGATCTCGTCGTGCACGGTCGTGAGCTGGCGGTAGCCGGCCTCGTCGATGGCCAGCATCGATTCGCGCAGGCAGTCGCGCGCGATCGCCTGGGTGATGTTCTCGACGAGCTTGCCGCCGTAGGTGGGCAGGCGCGTCCACTGCTTGGTCTTCTGGTCCAGGCCCTCGTAGGTGAGGGACCCGGCGCTGGCGATCACGTAGCGGCTGCCGTCAGCCTTCTCGCGATACAGGTCCGCGCCTTCGATGCGCGGCTTGACGTACGACAGGCGTCGCCCCGAGGGCAGGGTGATGAACAGGAACCCGCTCTCGTAGCTGAACTCCAGTCGGGCCCGGCCGCCGGCGATCTCGAGAACGGTCTTGGTCTTGTGGCGCACCGCGTTCTTCGCGCGCTCTTCGCATGCGTACCAAAGCGCGACCACCTCCGGGTTCGCCTCGCGCCACGCGGTCTTGATGTCCTCGAGCTCGTCCTCGGGGATGCCCATCTCGAGCGCGCCCATGGTCTTGAGCGCGCCGGCCCCGCCCTGGTAGCCCAGTGCGAGCTCGGCGATCTTGCCCTTCTGCCGGTACGGGCTCTTCTTCGTGACCGACCCGGGCTCGAGCTTGAACATCTGCTCGGCGCTGGCCTCGTAGATCTTGCCGTGGGTCTTGAACACCTCCAGCCGCCACACGCACCACGCCAGCCACGCGATCACGCGGGCCTCGATGGCGCTGAAGTCGACGACGATGAAGCGGTGGTCCTGCTCGGCGATGAAAGCCGTGCGGATGAGCTGGCTCAGCGTGTCCGGCACGTTGCCGAACAGGAGCTCGAGCTCATCGAAACGGCCTTCGATCAGCAGGTTGCGCGCGAGGTCGATGTCGCGCAGCTTGTTCTGCGGGAGGTTCTGCACCTGCACCAGCCGGCCAGCCCAGCGCCCGGTGCGGTTGGCCCCGTAGAACTGCGTGAGCCCGCGGATGCGGTCGTCGTTGCACGCAGCCCTGGCCATGGCCTGGAACTTCGTGACGCTCGTCTTGGCCAGCTCCTGGCGGATCTCCAGCACGCGGCGCACCGTGTCGCTGTCGGTGGCCTGCAGCACCTTGGGCACGGTCTTCTTGGTCAGGTCGGTGATCGAGTCGTCCTCGGTCTCCTCCTGCAGCCACGCGAGCAGCTGGTCGCGGCTGTTGGGGTTGTCCAGGCCGGTGAGCTCCATGGCCTCGTCGAGCAGCCGGGTCTTGACCTGCTCGTCGCACACGATCGCGTTGGCCACCAGGGTGCGGTGCACCTTGATGCCGGCCGCATTCATGCGCTGGTCCAGATGCCACAGTCGCCACTCAATGTCGGGCACCGGGAACTTGGCGATGCGCCTGGAGATCTCGCGCTCGGTCTCTACATCTCGTCGGCAGTACTCAACAAATAGCGACCATTTGTCAGGGTCGTGGTGCGGCAAGTTGCGCGTGCGCCCGTGGTTGGTCTTGGTCGGTTTGCAGGGGATGCAGAAGTAGCGGATCAGCGACCAGCCGGTCATCAGCTTCTGCTTGTCCTCGGACAGGCCCACCACCTTGCCGACGTCGCCCAGGTTGCCGGGGAGACCCAAGTACAGCGCGTGCACGCTGGTGCAGCGCCACTGCGTGACGTCGAGCGCCATGTCGGGGAAGTGCCGGGCGATGCAGGCAGTCTCAAACGCAGCGTTGTACGCGGTCTTGATCACCTCGGGGTCTTCGAGTGCCGCGAGCACGAGCTCGGGCAGGGCTTCGCCGCGTGCCAGATCGACGACCTGGACGGGTTCGTCATCGAAGGCGTAGGCGAAGAGCAGGATCTCGAAGTCGTCGCTCTCGACGTAGCGCGACACACCACACTTCTTCAGGTCTACGGAGCTGAACGTCTCGAGGTCGATGCGCAGGGTCGTCATTGTTTTTGTTCCAGCTCCTCGAGCCGCGCCTGGAGCTTGGCGATCAGCTGCTCCAGGCGACGGATGAGGATCCACAGGTCTTGTTCAGTCAGCTGTTGCACCCTCGTTGTCTCCGGCGATAGGGGCCTCCGCGGACGCGGTCTTGCCCTTGTTCTTGCTGCCCTTGGGGCGGCCTCCGGCACGCTTGACGGGTTGCACGGGATCGGCGGCCGGCTGAGGGTTGAGCTGCTGCTCGGCCTGCACGCGGATCACGGCGATGAGCTCGGCGACCTGATCGAAGGGCATCTTCGCCAGCGCGTTGAGCACGAGCTGCACGCCGTTGACGCCGAGCTGGATGGTGAGGATCTGAGGTTGGTTCATGGGTTGTTCTTTCACAGGCTGAACGGGCAGTAGCTGTCGAAGATGCGCGTGGTCGTGTACTGGCACTGGTAGTCCACGCAGTACGTGCCGACGTACTTGAAGCCCTGCTGGGTGCTGATGCCCTCACAACGCAGCAGCGTGCCGGCGCGAGCCACTGCGATCGAGGGGGCGAGGTTGGCCGCCAGGATGGCGGCCACGAAGAGTTTCTTCATGGCCTGCCTCCCGATCAGCTGAGGAAGTCTTCTTCCGCGGCGGTGAAGTCGTCCTCGGCGCGGCTGCGGCCGGACAGCGGTTCACCATCGGCGAGCTTCTGCACGTTCTGCAGACCCGCACCCACGCCCTTGTTGCCGCTCTGGCTGTACGCATAGAAGTTCAGCGACACGCGGCCGTAGACGCCGCTGTACACCTCGCCCTTGTTCAGGATCGGGTTGAGCTGCGCGTCGACGACGCCGGGCTGCTGCTTGCTGTTGGCGTTGATGAACCAGTGGCCCTTGTACTCAGCCGAGTCGCGCTCGGTGTCGCCGTCGCGCAGCGGCACCTTCACGCCCGGCGGGACCTTGCCACCCCAGGTCGCCTTGCCGGCTTCCTTGGCGGCCTCGATTGCGGCCTTGATCTTGTTGACGGTGGCCGTGTCGCTCTTGGGGATCAGCACGCACACGCTGTACTTCGGATCGCCGCCGTTCATGCCGGCGCGCGGCTCGAAGACGTTGACGTAGGACAGGCGGACCTTGCCGGTGACGACTTTGGTGGGAGACGAGTTGCTCATGTGGATACCTTTCTGATGAGCTGGTTCACTGAAAATCTGTAGCGGCTGAAGCCACAGAGCTGAGAGCTGGGCGCTTGTCTTCTGCAGCGACCAGCGTGGGTTTGCCTTGCGGCTTGACGACGAGGTCGTCCAGCAGCTCGGCGAACTTCTTCTTGCCGATGGCCTTCTCCATGGCGGTGATGCCGAGCAGCGAACGCTCGTAGATCACGGCCTCGGGGATGCCCGACTGGAGGAGGCGCGCGGCCACCTCTTCGGCGTTGGCGTACTTGCGATTGCTGCGGCCCTCGACGAGCTTGAAGCCGGGGATCTCGTGCCCCTTCTCGGCCTGCTTCAAGGCGTAGGCCTTGACGTCGTTGAGCCAGTCGATGGCCATGTCGGCCTTGGCCAGCACCGCGGTCAGCTGCTCGACGGTGAGCAGCTCGGGGTCCTTCAGTGCGAAGTCCTGGCGTGCGACCTCGATGGCCGCAGCCGCTCGAGCCGGACACTGGTACCGCGCACGGCAGAACCCGCTGGTGCAGTGGTCGCCCGGCACGAATTCGCCCTGGCCATCCCAGGCCATGCGCGCACGCGGCATCACGTAGCTCTCGGCCCAGCCCAGCAGCTCGCTCGTGCTGAGCTCCTCGCTGCCGTAGTTCTCCAGCCGCGGCTGCAGCACGGTCATGCGAACGCGCTGGATGTCGTACAGGTGCGCGAGCTCGTTGTAGGCGCCCAGTCCGTACAGCCGCATCTGGCTGTTGTCCTGCGCCTCGACGAGCACGCCCTTGCCGTACTTCAGGTCCATCACCTCGACGATCTCGTCGGTGATGATCACGAGGTCGCCGGTGCCGAAGCCCTCGGGCACCCAGCGGCTGAAGTCCAGGCGCTTCTCAACGAGGATCACCGGGTCGTCGCAGCGGGCACGGGCCTGCTCGATCGCCTCGATCGCGCGGGCCACTGCCGCGGCGACATAGTCACGCAGCGCCGGCGAGTCGTACTTCGCCGCGAGATCGGCGGGCAGCGGGTCGACCGGCAGTTGCAGGTACGTCAGCACGTCCTGCTCGAACACGGCGTGCGCGAACGTGCCCTCGGCGGCGAACTCGCTGCCCTCGTCGGGAAACTGGTCCTCGAGGCTCGCGCTCGGGGTGCAGGTCAGCCACTTCTTGCTGCCGCTGGCGCTGAGCTTGGCGTGGGCCCGCTCGGCGGGGCCGATGGTCAGGGCGGTGGTCATGCTTCCTCCCTGGCCCGCAGCATGTCGTCGGCGAAGGCGTAGCGCGCCTGCGCCCGGGACCGATGCATCGGGCCGTGATAGATGGTCTTGGTGCCGTCGGAGTTGACGCGGATCTGCTCACGCGTCGGACCGAGCAGGTACTTCTGGATGTCCTGTTCCGTCGCGCGGATCGCGAAGTAGTCGCGCAGCGTCATGCCGCCCTCGACGCACGCGCCGGCGCTGCGCACGACGTACTGCGGGAACGCGGGTCCGCCGGCGTCGATGCTCACGCTCACCTCCGCGCTCTCATCATGGCGCGGGCCATCGCGTACGCACGGCACGCGATCTCGTCCTCGGCGCCGGTGATGCCCAGCTTCACCGGGTTGTTGATCTGCGCCTGCATCGCCTTGCCGGCGAAGTAGTCGACCAACGTCATGCCCGGGCAGAAGTAGCTGGCCTCGTCGTCCGGGGCGTCAAGCTCAAACGGGAACGCGTGCACGGCGCCCTGGAGGTTCTTCAGGTATTGCTCATCGCTGATCACAGCAGTGCCTTTCCGACCTCGCGCTCGAGGTCTTCTTGCTTGTCCTTGCGGGTCTGGCGCTTGCCCCAGCCGGCGGGCAGCAGCGGCTTGCCGCGCTCGTCGAACTGGGGGAACGGCCAGTGGGGGTTGAACTTCTTGCGCGGGGTCACAGGAACCACCTCGCGACGTTGATCGCGATGCCGGCCATGAAGCCGAGCCACACTGCGACGATCGCGCCAGCGGCGACCGTCAGTGCGACCAGGGTCAGGCCCTCGAGTGCGCCCTTCAATTCGCTGCCTCCCGCTCCGCGTAACTGTTGAACTGCGCGCGGAAGTCGGTGGCCTGCTCCTCGATCTCCGATCGCAGCAGGTCCAGTGCGCTCAGGCGCGCGGCGTGATTGAACGGCAGCAGCGCCACGCCCAGCACGATCGAGCACGCGTCGAAGACCGCGACCGCGGCGAACGCCGGGCCCTTGCTCTGCAGCAGCTCGAAGTACTTCGCGTGCAGCTCGTTGGCTATCGGGCCGCTGACCTCGCGCACCTCGTCGGGGCTGAGGCGGCTCATACCGGCGCCCCGCTGATGTCGTCGGGCAGGATCAGCTTCGGGGCCTTGATCGCGGCCTCGGGCTCGGGCTGCTTCTGCATCGCCTCGAACCACTGGATCGCGTCGCGGGCGACGCGGTCCATGTTCGCGCCCAGGTACGAGCCGATGATCAGCGCGCTGGTGGGCGGCTCGTTGATCGCGTTCGGGTTGTCGAGGCTGGCCTCGGCGTTGATGGTCTGGTCGTCGCCGTCCCAGATCCTCATGGTGATGGTGGTCATGCGGTTTCTTTCGTGGTGTCGCGCTGCGCGAGGTGCAGCCCCAACCGCTTCAGGGCGCGGTCGAGCCCCTCCATCTCCCAGTCGCCCAGGACCTGGAGCTCCAGGTTCACCGGCTCGTCGGTGCGGAACACGACGTCGCCGCGCCAGTCGCGCACCACGAGGTTGGTGGCGCCGCTGTCGAACTTCAGGGTCAGCGTCGTCACGCCGCCGTGGCCGGCGTCGCCGCCGCACGGACCGGTCGTCTGGTACTCGAGCTCGACGTGCTCCGGGATCACCGGGACGTGCGTGAAGGCGTCCATCAGATCGCCTCCGCCGCGGCCATCACGGCGGCGAACTTCGACGGCTCGAGCTCGGTGAGCTTGGCCACGCCGAACTTGCTCAGCAGGGCCTTGACCTTGTCGGCCTTGCCGTCGCGGCTGAGGTCGGCGAGCTTCGCGCGCAGGTCGACCAGGGTCACGGCCGGCTCAGAGGGGGATGCAGGCGTCGCAGTAGCGGCCGGGGTGCTCGCACCAGCGGACGTCTCCGGCGTCGGCGCTTCCGCAGACGCGGCAGCCTTCGCTGCGCGCGGCTTTTTTGCCGGTTTGTCCTCGGCTGCCGGGGCCGGCGCTTCGGCCTGGGGCTGCTCGGGCTCGAGCTCGGCGGGCTCGGCGAACATGGTGAGCTGGCGCGCGTTGCGCCGGAACTCGGCGCGCTCGAGCTCCTGGATCTCGCCGATCTCGACCAGCGCGCGGCCGATCACGGTGAGGGACTGGCCGTGCAGGCCGCTGAGGTTGATGTCCATTGCCATCTCTCTTTCTTGGGTTGGGGGATCAGATGTGCTCGGCCCCGCACTCGGGGCACACGGTGGTGCGCGGCTCCTGGCTCTCGAGCTCGTCCTTGAGCTCGCGCACGGCGTCGCAGCGGCGGTCCAGGCGCCGGATCAGCTCCAGGACCAGGGGATCGGTGCTGTCCCGCGCGACGCGGTGCAGCTCGCGGTCGGTCAGCCGATGGAAGTGCGCGTGGTTCACGGGCGCACCGCTCGCACGAAGGTCGGCGTCGGCTTGGCGTCGTAGAACTGGGTGCGGCTCGCGCTGGGCGGGGTCCACCCGGTGTACCGGTGCCACGTGGCCTGCACGTCGGCGCCGCTGGTCCACCGGAAGTCGGGGTGCCCGACGGGGATCAGCGGATCGGTCCGGGTAGCCCCGGCGGGGAGGGAGGGGGAGGCAGCCATGCTATCGTCCTTTCGCTGGTTCACTGGGTCGCGTTGGCGTCAGCGGATGATAGCGGAGCTGACACGGGCCGTGCAACAGGTCGCGCGCGCTGACATGGCCGGACAAGGGTAAACACCTACGCACCGCGGAGGTGCGTAGGCCGGATCAGGCGGGAATCAGCGGGGAATCAGACGAGCGAGAGCAGGTGCTTCGCGGCTTCGCTGGGCTGGCGGAAGGTGTGGACCTCGATCTTCACGGCGTCGCCGAGCTGCTCGAGATCGAGGAGCTGGGGCTCGACCGTCGCCGAGGTGGCGCTGCCCGGGGCCCAGATCAGCAGCTGCTTGCGCAGCGGGTGGCCGACCAGGGCCTCCATCATCAGGAGCTGGCCGAACTTCTGCACCAGCCACTGGCGGTGGTGGCGGTACATCGGCAGCGAGGTGAACTCCGCGACGACCTTGCCGTCATAGAAGTCGGCGTACATCGACATCACGGGGCAGGGGATCGGCACGTCGAACGCGGCCTCAATCACCGGATTGACCGAGAAGACCTCGAACTCCACGGCCTTCCAGAACGCTTGTGCCATGCGGCCAGGGCGCTCGCCCTGGTCCATCGTGCGTTCGAGCGTGCGTGCGACATCGACGGCGTGCTCGACGAGAGCCATCTCGTCGATCGCAGCTTGGCTGGCGGCAACCTCCTCGGCCGTCGCGTCAGCCTGCTTGCCGGCGTTGACGATCTGCTGGAGCGCCCCCAGGCGCTGCTCCTCGGACGACGTCGGGTAGCTCTCGGTCCAGCGGCCCAGGTGGAATCGGGGCCGGTGCAGCCGGGTCTTGTTGTCCTCGGTCTTGTAGATGAAGGGCTTGCCCGAGCGCACCGCGGCGAGGTACCGGGCTCGGGCGAAGTGGATGTCGTCCGGCGTCGTTGCCTGATCCAGTAGCCACTCGAGCGGGACGTTGACGATCTCGGCGAGCCGGCGCAGCAGCTCCACGGAAGGGGTCGTGCGGGTGTCCGGGTCCTTGGACTCCCACTGGGTAACCGCGCCACGGGTCAGGCCAAGCCGCTCGGCGAGCTGCGCCTGGGTCAGTTGCGCCGACACCCGGGCGCGCCGGATCTTCTCTGCAAGCAGGTTGCTCATGGTAAGCAGAGATTACATGCCGGGGCGGCTCAGGGTCAACCCGAGGTCAGGCGCGCTTCCAACACCGGGATAGCAGCGGTATCATCACGACCGCTATGAACGTCAGCGACATCGTACGAGAGCTCGGGGGGCCCGCCTACATCGGGCGCCAGCTGGGCATCCGCAGCCAAGCCATCAGCCTGTGGATCCGCAAGAACCGGATCCCGGCCGAGCGCGTCCCCGACCTCGAGCGGCTGGCCCGCGAACGCGGCGTGCCGATCCGGGCGGAGCAGATGCGCCCCGACGTCCGCTGGTCCGAGCTGAGGACGCCGGCGTGACCGAGTTGCATCTGGCTCTGTCGGTCGAGGCCATGCAGGCCTTGGCGCACGGCGAGGAGCTGGTGATCGACACGCCCGACGGCGAGGTGCGGGTGGTGCTGTGCTGCACCGACGCGTGCGTCAACACGATCAAGACCCAGGTGGAGCGGGCGCTGCTGCGGCACCTGCCCGCCAACGAGAGCATTCACTGAGGAGCTGCCATGGAGAAGAAGCCGTTTTGGGACAAGCCCAACCCGAAGGACAAGCCCAAGAAGATGAGCGCCGCGCAGAAGCTGGCCGCGCGCAAGCGCGCCGCGGCGGCCGGGCGGTCGTACCCCAACCTCGTGGACAACGCAGCCGTGGCACGGGGCAAGAAATAGGCGGGCCGCTGCCCGCGCAAACCGAGCCGGCCGGAAGCCGGTGTGATCGAGAAAGGAGGCGCGAGATGATGGCGCGCCAGGAGTATTTCGTTGGACTGCTTGATGACTGCCTGAAGGCCGCGCGCGAAGCCGGCGTTCAAGACGAGGACGAGGGCAGGGTGGTCGCCGCCCTGATTCTGTCGGACAGCCTGAACGGGCTGCGCAAGGCGCTGCTGCAGACGGACGTGCTGCGCACCGCCCCGATGATCGTACCGAAGCAGTGATGGGGGCGAGCGATGTCAGACAAGCCCACTTCACTGCCTGTTCGATTCGACACCATCCCCGCTGATCTCCAGGTCCACGCTCGGTGGGTCCTGTGGAAGTACGTGCACCGCCGCAAGCCCAGCGGCGGCTGGGTCTGGGCCAAGCTGCCGGTGCAGATCGGGGGTGCCGCGGCCAGCACCACCGACTCCACCACCTGGACGACGTTCGACGACGTCGCCGATGAGTACGTCATGGGCGGGTACGACGGCATCGGCTACGTGCTCGGCTCCGACGTGCAGGGCATCGACCTGGACGACTGCCGCGACCCGGGCACCGGCGAGCTCAGCGAGCTCGCGCAGGAGGTGCTCGAGCGCATCGAGGGCTATGCCGAGGTCAGCCCCAGCGGCACCGGCATCAAGCTGTTCAGCCGCACGAACCTGGACGGCTCGCGCACGAAAAAGGAAGCCGGCGTCGAGCTCTACCGCGAGGGCCGCTACTTCACCGTCACCGGCCACCAGATCAACGGCCACGAGGCGCTGCCGGTGGTGCAGCAGGACCTGGGCTGGCTCGTGCAGCAGGTGTTTGACGAGAGTTTGAGCGCGCTGCCAGACGGTGACGAGGATCAAACCGAGCGCGCCCTGGCCAACCTGCGCCAGCCGCTCGAGGGCTGGGACATGGACCGCGTCCGCTCGGAGATCGGTCCGTACCTGAACCTCGAGATGCACTACGAGGAATGGATCCGCGTCGGGCAGGCGCTGTACCACCAGTTCGACGGCGACGACGCGGCGTTCGAGCTCTGGGACGAGCTTTTCCGCGACAGTCCGAAGTACGGTGGCCACGAGTACGGATGGGAGCGGTGGCGCTCGTTCAACACGCAGCGCAAGACCGGCCGCGGGCCCGTGACCCTGGCCTCGGTCCTGAAGATGACCAAGGACAAGCGCGAGGTGGCCAAGCGCGAGGAGCGCACGGACCTGCTCGAGCAGTTCAAGCAGGCGATCACCGACTGCACCGACGCGCGCGATCTGCAGGATCAGGTGGCCGCGCGCATCGCCAACACGCCAGCCTTGTCGCAGATGGAGCGCGAGCTGCTGGCCGCTGCGATCCAGGGCCGGGCCAAGGACCTGGGCGTGAAGCTGCCGATCGCCACCTGCCGCGGCTGGGTCCGCTCCAGAGGCGGGCCGGTGGCTGCAGGCGGCGGCACGCCGATGCCCGAGTGGGCCAAGCCGTGGGTCTACGTGACGGAGGGCGACAAGTTCTTCAACACCGAGACCAAGCAGGAGGTGACGAGCCAGGGCTTTCGCTCGATGTTCAACCGCTACATGCCGCTCGACCAGAAGGGCAACCGCGAACGCGCCGACCAGTGGGCGGTGGAGATGTGGGGCATGCCGGTGGTGGCGCACAAGGCGTACATGCCAGGGGCGGGCGTCACGTTCGAGATGTTCGGCCGGCAGTGGGTGAACCTGTACAGGCCGGAGAGCGTGCCGGCGGTGCCGCAGACGTACTCGGCCGAGGACCTCGAGGCCATCGAGCGGGTGGAGCTGCACCTGCGCACGTACTTGGCCGACGAGCGCGAGCGGGCGCTGCTGGTGAGCTGGATCGCCTGGAACGTGCAGAACCCGGGCGTGAAGATCCGCTGGGCCCCCTACGTGCACGGCGTGCCGGGCGACGGGAAATCGTTCTTCAGTGAGCTGGTGGCCGTGGCCATGGGCGGGCAGAACGTGCGGTCCCTGAACGGCAGCACGCTCGAGAGCAACTTCACGGACTGGGCGGTGGGCTACGCACTGGTGGCCATCGAGGAGATGAAGCAGCACGGCCACAACCGGTACGACATCATGAACCGGATCAAGCCGTTCATCACGAACTCCCAGGTCGAGATCCACCCCAAGGGCAAGGCGTCGTACACGGCGCCCAACGTCAGCAACTACATCATCTTCTCGAACTACCTGGACGGAGCTCCCGTCGACGAGGGCGATCGCCGGTACATGTTCGTGAGCTCGCAGCTGACGACGCCGGAGGCGCAGCGGCTGACGCAGGACGGCTACTTCACGCGGCTGTTCGACGCGATCCACGCTCGGCCAGGGGCGATCCGCAAGTGGCTGCTCGAGTACGAGCTGCACCAGGAGTTCGACGCCAACGGCCGCGCACCGGACACCGAGGTCAAGCGCACGGTCATCGAGATGAGCAAGGGCGAGCTCGAGCTCATCGCCGAGGACCTGATCGAGCGCGGCGTCGAAGGGGTCAGCAAGACCGTCATCAGCTCGGCGCATCTGGTGCGCGCGATGGTCTCGGCCGGGGTCGAGCAGCCGTCGACGACCAGGGTCAACACGCTTCTGACCAGACTTGGGTACCGGTTCGTGCTGCGCAAAAAGTGGCGCGGCGAGGCGTGCCGAGTGTGGCTCCAGCAAGGGGCGGTGATGAGTGAAGACGCGGTTGTCACCGCGCTGAACGCGACAGCGGACGGCGCGATGGACTTTTTGGAGTGACAGGAGAGGCCGAAATGAGGTTGTCACCGAGCCTGTCACCGATCTTGTCACCGCACTTTTCTCTCTGTGTAGAGGTGTCTAGTGACAAGGGTGACGAGTATAGGGGTAGCGCACACATGCGAGAGCGTTGCGTTTTGTGCCGTGTGCCCGCGAAAAAAACGCACGCGCATATAGGGCATCCAGAACCCCTCTCGTCACGTCACCTTGTCACCGCATTGGTTGAGCGCGGGCTGCAGGCCCCCTGGAGGCAGGAAGGCAGGTTGGAGTGATGCTGGAGAGGCGGATTGAACAGCGGCTCGTGGCGCGAGCGCGATCGGCTGGGGGGCTGGCGGTCAAGTGGGTGGCGCCGTCCATGTCGGGGGTGCCGGACCGGATCGTGTTCCTGCCGGGCGGCAGGATCTTCTTCGTGGAGCTCAAGGCGCCGGGCAAGTCACCGACGCCGCTGCAGGACCGGATCATCGGGATCCTGCGGAGCCTGGGTGCCGAAGTGCACGTCGTAGATTCGATGGAGGCGTGCGATGCGCTTTTCACCTAGACCGTACCAGGAGCAGGCGATCCGCCGGATGGTGGAGCAGCCGTACCAGCTGCTGGCGCTACGCATGGGGGCCGGCAAGACGGTGGCCACACTGACGGCCATCGAGGAGCTGACGTACGACCGGTTCGAGGTCTGCAAGACGCTGATCGTGGCCCCGAAGCGGGTGGCGGAGCTTGTGTGGCACGCGGAGGTGCAGAAGTGGGACCACCTTCGGCACCTGAGGGTGTCACGCGTCGTGGGCAAGGCCGGGCAGCGGTTCGAGGCCCTGGTCGCCGAGGCGGACATCTACGTGATCAACCGCGAGAACTTCGTGTGGCTGACGGAGTGGGTCGACAGGAGCGGCGAGCCCTGGCCCTTCGAGTGCGTCGTGATCGACGAGAACAGGGGCTTCAAGGATCGGAGCTCCCAGGCCTGGAAGGCGCTGAAGAAGGTCCGCAAGGCCATCCGCAAGCTGTTCATCCTGACCGGCACGCCGGCACCCAACAGCCTGCTGGAACTGTGGCCGCAGGTCAGCATCCTGGACCAGGGGCAGCGCCTGGGCACGGGTATCACCAAGTACCGGGACCGGTGGTTCACGCCGGACAAGAGGAACGGGCAGGTGGTCTACACGTGGAAGCTGCGGCCCGGGGCCAAGGAGGAGATCTACGAGGCGGTGGCCGACGTGATGCTGAGTGTGGAGAGCGGCGTGGAGCTGCCACCGCGGATCGACAACGTCGTGCAGGTGAGCTTCGACATGACGCCGTACCGGGACCTCGAGCGCAACCTCGCGACGGCCACCGTCACGGCGGTCAACGCGGCGGTGCTGGCCGGCAAGCTGGCGCAGATGGCCAACGGTGCGGTGTACGCCGACGCCGGCGGCGTGGAGGAGATCCACGAGGCGAAGCTGGATGCGCTGGAGGAGATCGTCGAGCAGGGCGAGCCGGTGTTGTGCTTCACGGCGTACGTGCACGATCAGACGCGGATCCTGAAGCGGTTCCCCAAGGCGGTGGTGTTCGACGGGGAGCGGTCCCTGCGTGCGTGGCAGGCCGGGCGGATTGACTTGCTGCTGATGCATCCGGCATCCGGTGGCCACGGCGTGGATGGACTGCAGGTCGGCGGGTCGGTGGCGGTCTGGTTCGGGCTGCCGTTCAGCCTGGACCTGTACGAGCAGGCCAACGCGCGGCTGCACCGCAGCGGGCAGGCGAATCAGGTGACGGTCCACCACCTCGTGGCCACGGGGACGGTGGACGAAAAGATCATGGCCGTCCTGGCGGCCAAGGGGAACGTGCAACGGGCACTGCTGCAAGCGGTGCGAGATCTGAAGGAAGGGGCAATGGCATGACGTCACGCGAGCGCATCGGAACGGCGCAGTACACCGACGACCTGGGCGAGGTCGGGCTCGAGGAGGTCGGCGACGTCGACATCATCAGGAGCTGCGGGATGGCCGCCCAGGGCAACCCACTGGGGCTGAGCATCTGGCGCTGGCGCGTCGGCGGCGACCAGCGCGAGGCCTTCGCGGTGGCCACCGGGCTGGTGGACCAGGGGCACGAGGCGGCGCTGGTCTACCGCGTCCTGTCGCACATGGCCGACGACGTGTGCCGGCACTGCCACGGACGGGGCTACGCCGTGCTGCCGGGCGCGCCGGTGTTGTCCGACGAGATCTGCGTCCACTGCCAGGGCACCGGAAGGGCGGCACTGGCAGGGGAGGCGGAGCGGGGACTGCAGGAGGAGATCCTGCGGATGGAGCGCGAGTTCGCGTCCGCCGTCATGCGCCGGCTGAGCCGGCAGCTGGATCTTTGAGCACCGAGCGATCGAGCTCGAAGCCTTCGCGGACCACCTGCCCGCAGCACGGGCAGATTGGTTTCTTTTCGGCCCGTTCGAGGGCCCGGTAGACGGCGGAGGCGTGCACGCCGACTTGCTTGGCCGCAGCGAACGGCGTGAGGCCGTCCTGGAGGATCAGGTCGAGGGCCTGCATGGTCTTGGACTTCACGGGCTCGGGCTCGGTCGGCTGAAAGGTTTGCTTTCGCCATAGTGCCACGAGCGACTCGGGCCACCGTTCGGGCAGGGTGGTGTAGGCCGAGGCCACGAGGCGCCCGTTGTGGTCCCAGGCGGCGATCGCCTGGGTGTCGGACTGGCTGGCGCGCTCGCGCAGCTTCTGACGCACTCCCGGGGACCAGGGAAGGGCCAGGAAGGACTCGAGGTCGACGGCACCGGCGGATTGGTTCATGACAGGGCCCCGTCTTCGATGTAGCGCAGCCACCGCTGGACGTCGGCGGTGCTGATCCAGTCGCCCCGGCTGCCGTCGGCCTGGACGGGGTTGAACTTGGGCAGCGCGAGGTGCTGGCGCAGCTGGTGGATCCGTTCGGACACGGCCTGGGCGGCCAGCTGGCGCTGGCGGCACTCGGCCTCGAGGCGGTTGATGTAGTTCATGGTGCGGGTCTCCGGGTCAGATGATGCGGAACCACCAGAGGGCCACCGGGGTGGCGATGCAGGCGGCGAACAGGACGGCGCCGAGGACGCCCATGGCGCCCTTGCAGCGGGCCTCCAGGCGATCGGCGGGGGATTGGTAGGGGTGGCGCATGGTTCAGGCCTCCACGGCTGCAGCGCGGGCCAGCCACTGGCGGCTGCGATTGATCAGGCGGCCCGGGTAGGCCCGCCACCAGAGGCGATCGTCGTTCTGCACGTCGGTGTCGAAGGCGTACAGCTCGGCGACGTCGAGCACCTCGGCGACGAGGTCGCGGCGGTGCCCGGGGATCAGGACGGCACCGTCGATCACGGGCAGGCTGACGAGCTCAGTCGCGAGCGGCTGGCCGTCTTCGGCGCCGGGCCCGTGGGCGTACTCGATCCATTGAGAGTTGACGCGGAAGGGGGCCATGGTTCAGGCCTCCCCGATCAAGCGGCGGGCGGATGCCAGGGCGCCGTCCAGGGTCTTGCATGAGGCCAGGACGTCGAGGGTCGTGGCGGAGCGGACGACAAAGGGGCGCTTGCGTTCCCGGGCGCCCCAGCGGCCGACGTGCACCAGGGACGTGTAGTCGACGTACAGGGACGCGCGACGCAGCCGGCGGTCGTGGCAGAAGGCCTGCCAGGGTTTCACCAGGGCCTGGAGCTCAGGCGCGAGCTCAGGCACCTCGCGGGCGACGCAGGTGCTGAGGATGATGTTGGTCCACATAGCTCAGGCCTCCACGCGCACGCCGGGCAGGCAGGGGAACGAGCTGGTGCCCAGGTCGTAGTCGTCCCAAATGTGCAGCCGGCGCCGCGCGTTGCGGTACACCGTCGCGTCGGGGTGCACGGTGCCGTCGCGGTCGCCCAGGACGACACGCGCCAGGGGCTTGCCGGCGGGGAAGGCGCGGCCGGCGGCCACGTTGACGACGCTGGCGGGCTCGCCGCCCCAGGGCTTGAGGGCGTAGGCCGCGACGCTGGCGAGCTCGCCGTCGTTGCAGCGGACGACGTGCGGGGTGATGCGGTAGACGTAGACGCCCATGGCTCAGGCCTCCAGGTCGTCGTTGCTGACGAACACCCAGGCCTGGACCCAGGTGCCGGCGGCGCCTTCGGACACCTGCGGCTCGGCGTCGAATTCGATCTTGTCGGACCCATACAGGTCGCGTGCGGCCTGGATGGCCGGGTGTTCGGTGACTTCGGGGGTGTTCATGGTTCGGTTCTCCGATGGATGCCGGAACGCGCCGGCTCGCAGTGCTGAGGGCACTGGTCAGGGCCCGCCTGGGGCAGGCCCTGCACCGCTACCCTCAGGCGGTCACCAGGGCCATCAGGTCATCCCAGGCGCGCGACTTCAGGTCGGCGCCGCCGCCCCACTGGCTGGCCACGAAGCGGTGCTCGTCGGACCGGGCGCGGACGTGGTGGTCGGCGTACTCCGTGACCGCCTGCAGCACGCCGTTGGCCGTGCCGAACACGCCGTCGAGGCGGGCGCCCATGCCGTCGCCGTTGAACAGCGCGAGGACCTTCTTGAACCCAGCGGTCTCGCGGGCCTTGTCGCGGCCGTCCTGGCCGGGCGCCGTGGCGAACAGGCCGGCGACGATCTCGGCGGCTTGTTCTTCGTGCACCGACGTGTTGGCCAGCCGCACGAGGTTGTGCTTGAACGCGTCCCAGGCGGCGGTGTTGAGACCCATGGCGGCCTGGACGGCCTTGGGGTCGAACACCGAGCGGTGCGACACGCGCAGCGCCGGCTTCGCGTCGGCCCTGGCGAACTGCAGGGTGTTCTTGCAGACGACGCGGATCGACGTCAGGCGGGCCTCAGTGGCCAGCGAGCCGTCGGCGCTGGTGCTGAGCAGCAGGTAGCCGCCGATGCGATCGCGCACCGACGTCGGGGCCGCGTCGCCGATCTTGGCCGTGGCCCAGAACCGGCGGCCACCGTAGATCGTGCCGGCCGCGCTGAGCTCGAGCCCGCCGGCCTTCGCGACGTCGCGGAAGAACTCGAGGACCTGGGCGGGCTGGACGACTTGATAGCGGTTCGAGACGACGCCGAGGGCGTCCTTGGTGTCGCTGCGCAGCAGGACGAGCTGGTCGTCCAGGGTGCGCCACGCGTCCGGCCCCTGGCCGTGGCCGGTGGCGTAGCGGACCTTGGACTTCTGGATCGCCCAGTCCATGCCGGCGGCGGTGCGCCACTCGTCGATCGACTGGCCGGCCTGCATCGGCTGGCCCAGGCCGTGCCAGGGGGCGCCGTCGCTGGCGAGGTAGGCGAATTCGACGGTGCCGTCGGTGCGGGTGGTGAGTTCGTGGGACATGTTCGTTTCCTTCAGGTTTGGCGCCGGGGACCGCCGGCTCGGTGAAACGAACTATGCCATGACATGTCATGTCACAACCTAGGGCAAACCCTAAGTTCGACCGCTCTTCGGCCATGATTTGTTTCTATCGGGTGCGGTCAGTCGATAGCCGAAACTAATCGACCTTTTTCGGCGTTCGGATAGGCGAGCTCAATGGGCCGGTGCGACCCCATTGACGGGCTCGATCGTCTGCGGCACAATTTTCGCGCGGCACCTCGTCCGCGATTTCCCGGCCCGCCTCGTGCGGGCCTTCGCATTTCTGGGGCGGACATGGAGCGAATCACCATCGAGATGGCCGACGACGGCAGCATCACCATCACGGCCGAGTCGCCGGGCGAGGAGCTCGAGACGATGGACGTGGCCAGCCCCGAGGAGGCAGCCGACGCGGTGCGTGAGCTGCTCGTCGAGGCGGCCGACGACGCCGCGGCAATGTGGGACGAGGAGGCCTCGCGCCGTCCACCGCAGCCGGGCCTGATGGCCTGATTGCACACTCGCTGCACACGCGTGGCGTGAGCAGCAGCTAAGTGCCTGATTCATCAGGCAAACCTGAATCCAATCCGGGGCCTCATCGAGGCCTTTGTGCTACGTGCGCCCGCTCCCCGAGATGCCGGAAGGCCCGGGGGCAGGGCAGCGCGCAGCCTGGGCGCTGGCCTGGGCTGCAGCGACCAGGGGCAGGGCAGGCCTGGGCAGGCAGCGCGGCGCCAGCCGCGTGCCACCTGGGCTGGCTGCGCAGGCAGGGCGCCCGACCCCCTGGAAAAAATTCGGCCAGAGAAATGGGTCCCATCTGGCGGATGCGTATCCCGGACCCCCACACACCCCCAGATCGCGGTCGGGGCCCCCCGGGGTGGGTAGGTACATGTACATCCCACAACCCAGACCGCTTTCACAACCAACGCTCGAAAGGAGCAACCATGCAGGACTACGGCAACCCCAAGAGCCGCAACACGATGCGCGCCGCAGGCGGAACGATGGAGAGCTCTCCGTCGGGCGCCTTCATGCTCAACGGCGGCAAACAAGTCGGCGGCAACGCGACTCAAGGCAAGGGAACCATCCCTAGCCAAGTCAGCGTGCCCCTGCCCGGCACCAACGCCACGCAGCCGGCCTACAAGGGCGGCGTCAAGCAAAACGTCCCCGGCTTCCAGGGTGGCGTCATCCCCGGAAAGATCTGAGGCCGACATGGCTCGCAAGAACGATGCGTCTCGGCTTGCCGAGCTATCGGGCGCGCCCCCTCGCATGGCCACGGTCGATGATCTCGAGGCCGCGGGCGCGCCCCGTAGTGGGCGTGCTCACGCATCGCAGATCAGCTCCAGCACCAAGCACCAGTCGGCTCACCGCATCAACCTGAAGGCGGTGGCCGAGGCCCTGGTCGACGAGGGGCTGGATCCGGCCACCGAGATCGCCAAGGCCCTGGCCAAGAAGATCCCGCTGTTCAAGAGCGGCCAGCAGGTCTTCGACGACAACGGCCTGCCGGTGATGGTGCACGCGGTCGATGAGGACACGCGGCTGCGCACGCTCAACGAGCTGCTGCAGTACACCCAGCCCAAGCTCAAGGCCGTCGAGGTCAAGATGTCGGGCAACCTGGAGCTCTCCAGCGAACAGCTCGACCAGCGCCTGGGATCCCTCCTGGCCAAGGCGGGTGGCTTGAAGTGAGCGTGCTGGACCTGTCCAAACTGGACATCTCCACGCTCAGCGACCAGGAAAAGCGCGAGCTCTACGAGCTGCTCAAGCTCAAGGACACGCGCGCCCGGCGCAACCGGCTGGCGGGCTACAAGCCCTACGCCAAGCAGGTCGCCTTCCATGAGGCCAGCTCGAGCTTCCGCGAGCGGCTCTTCATGGCAGGCAACCAGCTGGGCAAGACCTGGGCGGGTGCGTTCGAGTGCGCGATGCACGCTACCGGCCGCTACCCGGACTGGTGGACGGGCCGGCGCTTCAACTACGCGATTCGGTGCATGGTCGGCTCCGAATCGGCCGAGTTGACCAGGAAGGGCGTGCAGCGCCTGCTGCTGGGCCCGCCCGAGATCCGCGAGGAATGGGGCACGGGCGCGATCCCGCACGACTGTGTGCGCGACACCAGCATGAAGCAGGGCGTGCCCGACGCCGTCAGCAGCATCGTGGTGCGCCACGTGTGCGGCGAGGACAGCGTCATCCAGTTCAACAGCTACGACCAGGGCCGCACCAAGTGGCAGGCCGACACGGTCGACCTCGTGTGGTTCGACGAAGAGCCGCCGCTGCCCATCTACTCCGAGGGCCTCACGCGTACCAACGCCACCGGCGGCATGGTGTTCGTGACGTTCACGCCGCTGCTCGGCATGTCCGACGTGGTCAAGCGGTACCTGCTGGACAAACCCGCGGGCACCAACGTCACGACGATGACGATCGACGACGTCGAGCACTACACGCCCGAGCAGCGCGCCGCGATCATCGCCTCATACCCCGAGCACGAGCGCGAGGCCCGTGCCAAGGGCATCCCGATCCTGGGCTCGGGCCGCGTGTTCCCGATCGCCGAAGAGGCGATCAAGTGCACGCCGTTCCCGATCCCGCCGCACTGGTCGCGCATCTGCGGCCTGGACTTCGGCATCGACCACCCCACGGCCGCCGCGTGGCTGGCCTGGGACCGCGACAGCGACACGGTGTACGTCACTGACGCATACCGGGTGAAGGACGCCTCGATCGCGATCCACGCTGCCGGCATCAGGGCGCGCGGCGACTGGATCCCAGTGGCGTGGCCGCATGACGGCTTGCAGCGGGATAAGGGCTCGGGCGAGCAGCTCGCCGAGCAGTACCGCAGCCAGGGGCTGGCGATGCTGCGCCAGCGCGCGATGTTCGAGGACGGCAGCAACGGGGTGGAGGCCGGCGTGGCCGAGATGCTCACCCGCATGCAGACGATGCGGCTGCGCGTCTTCAGTCACCTCACCGACTGGTTTGAAGAGTTCCGCCTGTACCACCGCAAGGACGGGCTGATCGTCAAGGACAGCGACGACTTGCTGTCCGCCACCCGCTACGCGCTGATGATGCGCCGCTTTGCCAAGACGCACGAAGAGGCTGAGGCGCGAATCCGCCCCGGACGCATGGCCCCGGCCATCGACTTCGGCGTGTTCGACCCAGTCACTGGGTACTGAAGGACTGAAACATGGACGAACAACTGCAACCCACCGAGGTCGTCGAGATCGAGATCGAGGGCATCGATCCCGAAGAGGCGCGTCAGAAGATCGACGAGAAGCTGCAGATGTTCGGCCACTCGCTGGCCAAACAGCGCGACGAGTGGATCCGGTCGCGCTACTCCTACGGCGTCGACAAGCGTTGGCTCGAGGACGAGGACCAGTACAACGCCAAGGACAACGTCAACAAGGCAGCCAGCCAGATGATGACGTCCGTCGAGCAGGGCTACCCTGTCACGACGCAGGGCGCGCGGCCCACCCGCTCGACCGTCTTCATCGGCATGACGCGGCAGAAGACCAACGCCGCCGAGGCGCGCGTGGCCGACATCCTGCTGCCGACCGACGATCGCAATTGGGGCATCCAGCCCACGCCCAACCCCAAGCTCATGTCCATGAGCAAGGACGGATCGATCGCCGGCGACAAGCTCACCGGCCAGCCCATGGTCGACCCGGCCACCGGCCAGCAGCTGCGCGTGAAGGACGTGGCGCACGCGGCCCTCGAGCTCGCGCGCCAGAAGGCCCGCGCGATGCAGAACGAGATCGACGACCAGCTCACCGAGTGCGACTACAACGCCGAGCTGCGCAAGGTCATCCACGACGCCGCCGTGCTGGGCACGGGCGTGATCAAGGGGCCGGTGGTCACCAACCGCGTGCGCCGCGCCTGGATGCCCTACACCGACGTGGCGGGCAATCAGGTTCAGCAGATCGTCGTGATGGAGGAGCTCTCGCCCGCGTCGTTCCGTGTGGACCCGCGCAACGTCTGGCCCGACCCCGGCTGCGGCGAGAACGTGCACAACGGCAAGGGCATCTACGAGCGCGAGAAGCTCACCGCCAAGCAGGTGCGCGATCTGGCCAAGCAGCCCGGGTTCATGGAGGACCAGCTGCGCAAGGTGCTGGAAGAGGGACCGCGGCGCAGCGCCACGTTCCAGGAGCTCAAGGACGAGGACCAACGCGACGTCGCCCGGGACACCTACGAGATGTGGACGTACTGGGGCGAGGTCGAGCACGAGGACCTGGAGTCCGCCGGTGTGGACGTCGGCGACAAGGACGTGCTGCGTACCGTCTCGGCCTGCGTGATCATGATCAACAACACGGTCGTCAAGGCCTTCCCCAACCCGTTGGAGGGCGGCGACCTGCCGTACGACTTCTACGTGTGGGAGAAGGTCAGCGGCTCGTGCTGGGGCTACGGCATCCCGTACCTCATGCGCGCCCAGCAGAAGGTGCTGAACGCCGCGTGGCGCCAAATGATGGACAACGCGGGCGTGAGCTCGGGCCCGCAGATCGTGATGAAGCCCGGCGTCATCCAGCCTGCCGACAAGCAGTGGCAGCTCACCAGCCGCAAGATCTGGTACGCCACCGACGACATGGACGACGTGCGCAAGGCATTCGCCACGTTCGAGTTCGACAGTCACCAGAACGAGCTGGCCAACATCATCAAGATGGCCACCGAGCTCGCCGACGCCGAGACCGGGGTGCCCACCATCATGCAGGGCGAGAAGGGCGCTGCACCCGACACCGTCGGCGGCATGCAGATGTTGATGAACAGCGCCAACGTGGTACTGCGCCGGCTGGTCAAGCAGTTCGACGACATGGTGACCAAGCCCCATATCCGTCGGTACTACGACTACAACATGATGTACAACGAGAACGAGGAGCTCAAGGGCGACTTCTCGATCGACGCACGTGGGTCGTCCGCGCTGATGGTGCGCGACATCCAGAACCAAGCGTTCATGAACCTGCTGGCCGCGGGCACGAACCCGGTCTATGGCGCCTACATCGACACGCAGAAGCTCTTCGAGAAGGCACTGCAGGCCCAGCACATCGACCCGGCGGAGGTACTCAAGCCCGAGGCCGAGATCGAGAAGATGAAGGAGCAGCAGGCCATGGCCGCGGAGCAGGGCGGCCAAGAGGACCCGCGCATCGCAGCCGCCAAGATCCGCGCCGAGACCGACATCCAGAAGGTCCAGGCACAGAACGAAGGCGACATGGCCGAACTGCAGACCCGTCTGCAGATCGCCCAGGCCAACATCCAGGCCCGGCGCGAGGCGCAGCAGATGCAGCGCGAGATCGAGATGCTGAAGCTCGCCAACACGCAGAACCTGTCGCTCGAGCAGATCAAGGCACAACTGGCCAACACCGCCATCAAGGAACGCGGCAAGAAGGAACTGTTCGCTGCCGAACAGCGTCTGAAGCTCGTCTCTGGATCCGGCATCTAAGGAGACCACGACATGAGCAAGCACGCCGGCCAACTGGTCGCACTGACATTCCTGGGCCGCGATCTGGCCCACCGCGCGCACCTGCAGACCGACAGCTACGCCGAGCACATGGCGCTGGGTGAGTTCTACGAGGGTCTGATCCCGCTGGTCGACTCATTCGCCGAGGCCTACCAGGGTCGCTACAACGAGCGACTGGAAATTCCCCTGATGGACAACGAATTCGAGGGCGAGATCGCCGACGTGCTCGAGCAGCAAATGGCGTGGGTCGAAGACCACCGCGAGAAGATCTGCCCGCGCACTGAGAGCGCGCTGCACAACGAGATCGACTCAATCGTGCACTTGTACCAGTCAACGCTGTACAAGCTGCGGTTCCTCGCGTAACGCCAGCGTACAAACGCAACCCTGTTGCGCTACTACGTGCTGCAGGGATAGAATCTTCGCGGGCGCAGTGCGCCCTGAATTTGCCAACAGGCCCGCCAAAAGCGGGCCTTTTTCATTCCATGATCGATTTCACCTCCGCCTCGTGGCACCAACTGCGCAAGTGGGCTGAAGAGCAGCTGCGCAAGGCCCGCGAGAAGAACGACGCTGTCGGCCTTTCGGACGCCGACACCGCCGCATTGCGGGGTGAGATCAGGTTGCTGAAAAGATTTCTCGACCTGCCCAACGCGGCAGCTCGGGGTGTGGTGGTTGAGCCGGACGAATAATCCCGCGCAGCCGTGTGAGTGAGCCGCCTTAGGGCGGCTTTTGTTTTTGGAGAGCAACGTGGACCCTGACAATCTGTCTCAGGAGGAGGCACTGCAGGTTTGGAACGAAGAGGCTGCAAAGCTCGACGCCGGCGACCCGTCGCCCGCGCCTGAGGTCTCAGCCGCTGCCGCGGAACAACCGCCGCAGACCGAAAGCGAGCCCGAACCGCAAGCCGCTCAACCCGAGCAGCCCGAGGATCCACTGGCTGGTCTTCCCGAGATCGTGAGGGCGAAACTCGCCGAGATCGATCAACTGAAGCAGGCCAATGCTCAACTGCTGCACCACGTCAAAACGACCGAAGGTCGCGTGGCTGCTATGCAGCGAGAGGCTGATTTGGCCCGTCGGGCAGCGACCCAGGTCGCACCGCAAGACGCGCCGTCCCAAGGCCAGATCGCTGATGCCGCCAAAAGCCCCGAGGAGTGGGAGCAGCTCAAGCAGGATTTCCCTGAGTGGGCCAGTGCAATCGACAAGAAGCTGACCGCCGAGCTCTCTCGGCTGAAGGCACCCACCGCTGGACTGTCACCCGAACAGGTGCAGGCCATGGTGGCCGAGCAGGTTGCACAGACCAAGGCCGAGATGGCAGCCGCCATCGAGGAGGCGCGCGTCGAGGGCAAGTACGAGAACTGGCGTGACACGGTGAACTCACCGGAATTCGCGCAGTGGTTCGCCGTGCAGGCCCCTGAGGTTCGCACCCTGGCCGCAAGCAGTGCGGCGCGTGACGCCATTCGCATGTTGGACCTGTACCACCAAGCGAAGGCCAAACCCGCTGCGGAAATCAAGCAAGAGCGCGGAGCACGTCTCGCTGCAGCCGCGACGACTCGACCCGGCCAGACACCGCCGCCACGCACCGTGGACGACATGTCGCCGGAAGAGCTCTGGAACTACGAAGCCGCAAAGCGCGAGAAGACACGAGCGCAGCGCGGCTACTGACCAACATCTGAAAGGACCTCAAAATGGCCATCCAAAATTACGGCACCGTTGCATCGCGGAATCTGATCCGCGCTGCACAAGGCATGCTCGAGCATGCTCAACCCATCACCGTTCTCGGTGACTTCGGCACCCAGCGCGAGATGCCGCAGAACTCGACGGACACCCTGGTGTTCCGTCGTACGCTGCCCTTCGGCGCTTCCACCACCGGCACCACGATCGAAGGCTCTTCGCGCTACGTCGGCACCCCCGACATCGTCGCGTCGAACTTTGTGCTGGCTGAGGGCGTCACGCCCAACAGCAACACCATCTCGTTCCAGGACGTGTCGGTGCAGCTGCAGCAGTACGGTGTGCTGTTCAAGTACAGCTCGAAGGTCGAGCAGCTGTACGAAGACGACATCCCCGGCGAGATGGTCAAGCTGACCGGCGAGACCCTGGCCGAAGTGATGGAGATGGTGCGCTACGGCGTGCTGAAGGCCGGATCCACCGTGATCTACGCCAACGGCTCCAGCCGCTCGGGCATCAACACCGCGATCGGCCTGAACGCCCTGCGCAAGGCCGCTCGTACCCTCGAGTCCAACCGCTCGCGTCGCGTGACCTCGCGTCTGGCCCCTGGCGTGAACTTCGCCACCCGTGCCGTGCAGCCCGCGTTCATCGTGTTCTGCCACACGGACGCCGTGTCCGACGTGCGTAATCTGCCGGGCTTCACCCGCGTGGAAGAGTACGGCTCGTACAAGCCCATCCACGATCGCGAGATCGGTGCATGCGAAGACTTCCGCTTCATCAGCTCCCCGCTGCTGAAGTCCTTCGCCGGTGCCGGCTCCAGCACGCTGAACAGCATGCTGTCGGTGGGCGGCTCGAACGTCGACGTGTACCCCTTCATCATCATCGGTGAAGACTGCTGGGGTCAGGTCGCGCTCAAGGGCATGTCGGCCATCAAGCCGATCGTGCTCAAGGCCAGCCAGACCAACCACGCCAACCCGCTGGGCCAGTTCGGCTACGTGGGCGCGTCTACGTGGTTCGCCACCGTGCGCTTGAACGACGCCTTCATGGCTCGCATCGAGGCCGGTGTGACCGCTCTGTGATGAATAGGGCCGGGGAAACCCGGCCCATCAACCTGAAAGGATCACACCATGCCCGCTGAAAGCGTATCGCAACGCATCGCCCATATCCCCGACGGCCTGACCGAACAAGAACTGCGCGCACTGCTCGCAGCTCTGGTCGACGGCCTGCAGGCGATCATGGCCAAACTCGACGCGGATTCCGGTGTCGGTGACACCAACTACGCCGCGACTCTCGCGCAATACATCACGGACTGAAAGGAACCACCATGTCCTACAACATCGAGCAGATCAACAGCGGCTTCGTGTCGCTGTCCGCCGCCGGCCTCGCCGAAGGCACCAACGCCAACACGTTCAAGACCGTCAACACGCTGACGTACACCAACAACGGCGTGTTCAAGTCCAAGAACGCCACCGACAACCTCGCGTTCTCTGCCGGCCACACGGCGCTGGGCAATAGCCAAGCCTGCCTGTTCGGCATCTGGATCGACGGCTCGGGCAACATCACCACGTCGCAAGGCATGATCGTCGCCGCTGGCGATCCCTGCCCGGTGCCCAGCGCCCCGGCTGCCAACGTGACCCTGGTGGGCCTGCTGAAGGTCACGACCTCCGCGTCGGCCACCTTCACCCCCAACAGCACCGACCTGAGCGCGTCCGGCGTGACCGACGTGTTCAGCGACTGCATGCTGATGCCGGGCTCCGCCCAGTAAGTTGCCATCCTCTCCTTCAAGAGGTTTCACGGGCCACCTTCGGGTGGCCCGTGCTTTTGGCACATCTGATTTCTAACCCCAACAGGAGAAAAGCGATGGCAAGAAAAGAAGCTACCCCTGGCGTCGAGATCATCGATGACGCCCCGGTCGTGGAGACCGTGGCTGAGTCGACCGACTTTCGCGAGCTCGCGGCCAGCGAAGCGTTCATGAACGAATTCGTGACGGTGTTGGTACATGCCACCACCGATGAGAACCAAGCCCCGCACGTGATCGTCAACTGCAACGGCACGAACCAGCCGATCGTGCGTGGCTACCCGACGAAGGTGCGGCGCAAATACGTCGAAATCTTGGCTCGCATGAAAGAGACCAAGTACACGCAGTACACGCCCAACCCGGCCGCACCGGACGTCACCGAGATGCGCGCTCGCCACGGGCTGGCCTACCCCTTCGATCTGGTCGATGACGCCAACCCGAAGGGCCGTGCGTGGCTGCAGAACGTGTTGGCCGAGCCCGCCTGATCAGGAGCACCTGAGTGAACTTCCTTCAGCTCATCAACCGCGCGCGGGTGGAGTGTGGCGCCTCGGGCGCCAGCACTCCGCTGCCGACGGCGCAGGGCCTGACCGGCGAATCCGCGCGGTTCGCCAGCTGGGTCAACAGCGCCTGGGTTGATGTGCAGACGGCGAAGGAAGACTGGCAGTGGATGCGCGAGCCCTTCCAGTTCAACACCGTCACTCAGCAGCAGGTCTACACCGCCGCCCAGGCGGGAGTGGGCAGCACGTTCGGCAACTGGAAGCGGGACAGCTTCCGCTGCTCGTCGGTCGGACAGAACTATCGCGACGAGCAGCTGCTGAATTACATGGACTTCACGACGTTCCGCAACCTGTACCAGTACGGGAACATGCGGACGACCTACGCCCGTCCGGTGGTGGTCTCGATCACGCCGGACAAGGATCTGGCCTTCGGCTCGATCCCGGACCAGCCCTACGTGATCGTCGGCGAGTACTACGTCAAGCCGACCGAGTTCTCGGCCGACACCGACGCACCGTCTCCGTACTTCCCGGACCGGTTCCACATGATGATCGTGTACCGGGCAATGATGTTCTACGGCGGCTACGAGGCTGCGCCCGAGGTCTACGCACGCGGCGAGACCGAATTCAAGCGGCTGATGAATCGACTCGACATCGACCAGCTGCCCACCACCGTGAGCGGGCCACCCCTGGCTTGAAGGAGCCGACGTGCCGCTCAAGACGCCGCCCGTTCAATACGACCTGATCCGACTGGCCGGAGGCCTGGATCAAGTCACCCCGACGCTTTCGCTGCCCCCGGGCTACGTGCGTCGCGCGGCGAACTTCGAGTGCTCGATCACGGGCGGCTACTCCCGCGTCGGGGGCTACGAACGGTTCGATGGCCGGCCGAGTCCTTCGGCGGCGGTCTACAACCTGCTGGACTGCACTCTGACCGGCGCAGTCGCCGTTGGCGACACGATCACCGGGCAGACGTCTGCGGCGACCGCAAAGGTCATTGCGCTGGCAAGCGGCAACGTGATCGTCACCCGCGAGGTCGGCGTGCTGCTGACCGGCGAGGGCATCCGCGTTGGCGCGACACCCGTCGGCACGATCGACGAGGTGGTCGGCGTATCAGCCGACGGCCTGCTGGATGCGACCTACAAGGCGCTGGCCGCCAACGAGTACCGGTCTTCGATCCAGGCGGTGCCGGGCACCGGCTCGATCCTGGGCGTGGCCTTCTACAACGGCAAGGTCTACGCGTGGCGTGCGAACGCGGGCAACACCGCGGTTGACATGTACGTCTCTGGCACAAGCGGCTGGACCAAGATCAACTTCCAGAAGGAGCTGCCGTTCAATATGGGCAGCTCTGCAATCACTGTTGGCCAGACGGTCACCGGCGCCACGAGCGGCGCCACCGGCGTCGTGTCGCGGGTGGTCATTGAGGACGGCGCCTGGAGCTCGGGCGACGCCCAGGGTCGGCTGATCCTCTCGAGCACGACCGGCACCTTCCAGAACGCAGAGAACTTGCAGGTCTCTGCGGTCAACCGTGCGGTGTGCGCGGGCGCAGCCACTCAGATCTCCTTTGCCCTGGGCGGTCGGTTCGAGACCGTCATCGCCAACTTCGGCGGTGGCACGGCCAACTACAGGCTCTACGGGTGCGACGGCGTCAATCGCGCGTTCGAGTTCGACGGCACGCTGCTGGTGCCGATCAACAGCACGATGCCGGTCGACACGCCCAAGCACATCGCTTTCCACAAGCAGCACCTGTTCTTGTCGTTCGGTGCGTCGCTGCAGTTCTCCGCGCTGGGAGATCCCTACCAGTGGAGCCCGATCCTGGGCGCTGGCGAACTGGCGATGAACGCCGAGATCACGAACCTGATCCCGCTGCCGGGCGACCAGTCTTCGGGCGCGCTGGGCGTGTACACCCGCAACGACACCTCGGTGCTGTACGGCACGAGCTCGGCCAACTTTGCACTGTCCACGTTCAACACCGGCACGGGCGCGATCCCGTACACCGCCCAGAACATGGACCAAGCGTACGTGCTGGACGATCGCGGCGTGATGACGCTGGGCACGTCGCTGAACTTCGGCAACTTCTTGCCGGCGTCGCTGACGATGAACATCCGGCCGTTCCTCGAGGTGCGCAAGAACCTCGCGACGGCCAGCGCGGTCAGCCGCGACAAGGGTCAGTACCGGGTGTTCTTCAGCGACGCCAACGCGCTGTACCTGACGATGTTGAACGGGAAGCTGCTGGGCTCGATGCCAGTGCAGTTCACCAACCCGGTCACCTGCGCGTGCGAGGGCGAGGATACCGACGGAAACGCCGCGACGTTCTTCGGATCTACCAACGGTTTCGTGTACCAGCTCGACGTAGGCACCAGCTTCGACGGGCAGCCAATTCCGGCCAACCTGAACCTCGTCTACAACAGCACGCGCTCGCCGCGAGTGCTCAAGCGGTACCGCAAGGCAGCCGTCGAACTGACAGGCGACTCGTATGCCGAGATCGCCTTCGGCTACGACTTGGCCTACCGCAAGACTTCGCTGTCCCAGGCTGCTGACGAGACTTACGAGAACGATCTGCGGTCCGCCTACTGGGACAGCATGACCTGGGACAACTTCGTTTGGGATGGTGCGGACATCACGCCGTCTGAGATCGAGGTTGTGGGCACCGCCGAGAACATGGCGATCCGCATTTCCTCGGTGTCCGCGATTCTTCAGCCGTTCACGGTGAACAACATCATCGTGCATTACACAGTCCGCCGGGGCCTGCGATGAGCAACAGCTACTACAACCATTCCATCTACCCGACTCCCAACGCACCGGGATCGTCGGCAGCCCTGCGAGCTGAGCTCGACCTCATCACGGCCGGCTTCAACCTGCTGCCGACGCTGTCGGGCAACGGGTACAAGGTCGCGATGGTCAACGCCGGCGGCACGGCGCTGATTGCCTCGAGCGCGCTGCAGTCCCTGGCGATCACCAGCTCGACGATCGACAGCACGCCGATTGGCGCGACGACGCGAGCTGCCGGCAGTTTCACCAACCTGTCGGTTAACGGGACTGCAGGCCTGGGATCGAGCGTCACGATCAGTGGCGGCACGATCAACAACACGATCATCGGCGGCACGACGCCGGTGGCCGGCTTCTTCACCACGCTGTCCGCCACCTCTGGCCTGACCGGCAACGTCACCGGCAACCTGACGGGCAACGTCACCGGCAACGTCCTGGGCAACCTGACGGGCAACGTCACCGGCAACGTCACGGCCACCAGCGGCACCAGCCAGTTCAACAACGTCACGATCAACGGCCAGCTGGATATGGATGCGGGTAGCTCCGCGACCATCATCAACCTGCCCAACCCCACGAACAACGGCGACGCGGCCAACAAGGCCTATGTCGACACGCAGGACGCGCTGAAGCTGTCGCTGACCGGCGGCACGATGTCCGGTGCCATCGCGATGGGCACCAACAAGATCACGGGCCTGGGCACGCCGACGGCTGACGCCGACGCGGCCACCAAGGCCTACGTGGATCAAGTGGCCCAGGGCCTGGACGTCAAGGCCAGCGTGCGTGTGGCCACGACCGCCAACATCACCCTGTCGGGCACCCAAACGATTGACGGCGTGGCCGTCATCGCCGGCGATCGCGTGCTGGTCAAGGACCAGTCAACCGGTTCACAGAACGGCGTCTACGTGGTGGCTGCCGGATCCTGGAGCCGCTCCAGCGACATGGATGCCTGGACGGAGTTCCCGGGCGCGTTCGTGTTCGTCGAGCAGGGCACGGTCAACGACAACAGCGGCTGGGTCTGCACGGTCTCGCAGGGCGGCACGCTGGGCGTGACGACCGTGACCTGGGAGCAGTTCTCCGGCGCCGGCCAGATCACGGCCGGCACCGGCATGACGAAGACGGGCAACACCCTCAACGTCAACACCGCCTCTGCCTCGCGCATCGTCGTGGGCGCCGACGAGATCGATCTGGCGACCACCGGTGTCTCCGCGGGTACCTACCGTTCGGTCACTGTCGACCTGTACGGACGGGTGACCGCCGGTACGAACCCGACGACGTTGGCCGGCTACGGCATCGTCGATGCCTATACGATCGCCCAGGTTGATTCTGCCCTGGCGCTGAAGCTGAATCTGTCCGGCGGGACGATGTCCGGCCAGATCAACATGGGCACGAACCGGATCACCAACATGGCTGATCCGTCGAGCGCCCAGGACGCTGCGACCAAGAACTACATCGACACGATCTTTGGCAGCACGACCAGTGCAGCGGCCTCGGCTTCGGCGGCAGCCACCAGCGCGACCAACGCGGCCAACAGCGCGACGTCCGCTTCGGGCAGTGCCACGACCGCGACCAATGCGGCCAACGCCGCGGCGGCCAGCTACGACGACTTCGACGATCGCTACCTGGGGCCCAAGACCAGCAACCCTACGGTCGACAACGACGGGAACCCGCTGCAGACCGGCGCGCTGTACTTCAACACCAGCGCCGGCGAGATGCGCGTTTGGAACGGCTCGAGCTGGGTAGCCGCGTACCTGCCCGCTGCGGGTTACGTCTCCAAGACCGGCGACACCATGACCGGCGAGCTGGCGATCAACGTTAACAGCTCGAACGCCGCGTTGCGTGTCACGCAATCCGGCAGCGGTTTCGTGATCCAGGTCGAAGATACCTCGAGCGACACGACGCCGTTCGTGGTGCGCGCGGACGGCCGCACAGTGATCGGCGGCACCACCAACTACGGTATCGCCGGCCTGACCAATCCGCAGCTGACGGTCAACGAAAGCGAGGCGGTGATCTCCGCGGTGACGTGGAACGGCGCGTCCTCAGGATTCAATGCGAGCCTGCAGCTCAATCGTTCTCGCAGCAGCACACAGGGTTCGTACACCGTCGTCCAGTCCGGCGATCTGCTGGGCGCCATCCGATTCGGTGGCGACGATGGCACGCAGTTCATTCGAGCTGCCGACATCTTCGCCGTCGTCGACGGCACGCCGGGCGCCGGCGACATGCCGGGTCGGCTGATTCTCAGCACCACGGCAGACGGCGCGTCCAGCCCGACCGAGCGCATTCGCATCGACAGCTCGGGCCGCGTGGGCTTCGCTACGACGACCAGCCCGCTGGCCTACATCGACATCCGCGGCAACAAGGCCCCGACCAACGGCACGACGCTGGATGCAATCAGCTCGGCGTTCACCGCCAACGATGTGACGACGGTGAATGCCACGAGCTTCACCTCGTTTATCGGCCCTGGCGACAGTGTGGCGCTGACAGGCCTCACGCACTTCGCCGCGGCGCAGCGGTCGTTCGGCGCCGGTGCCAGCGCCACCACGCAGACCGGCTATGAGGCAGCCAGCAGTCTGACCGGCGCGACCACGAACTACGGTTTCCGCGGGCGTATTGCTACCGGCACGAACCGGTGGAACCTGTTCATGGACGGTACCGCCAGCAACCACCTTGCTGGCCCGCTCGGGATCAACACGACGTTCCTGAACGACTACCTGCTGCGCATCGGCGGAAACATCACTGGCGCCGTAACGCGCGGGGCAGCCGAGATCAACGTCACGGCGCAATCCGATGTGACCTCCGAGGCACGCGGTCTTGTGTCGGCGGTCAGTACTGCTGCCACTTCGTTCACCGTCGGCCAGACCTCGGCGTTCTTCGCTGCGCAAGGCACGATCGGCGCGGGCAGCACGGTCACGACGCAGGTCGGCTATCTGGTCTCGAGCAGCTTCACCGGCGGCACGAACAACTACGGCTTCCGGGGCGCGATCGCCAGCGGCTCGAACCGGTTCAACCTCTACATGGACGGCACCGCAGCGAACTTCCTCGCCGGCGGTCTGATCATCAACAACAACCTGGGCGTCGGCTCGGCTGGCTCGCCGAACTACGGCAGCGCGGGTCAGGCCCTGGTTTCAAACGGCGCGGGCGCTGCTCCCAGCTGGGGAAGCGCAGGCATCTCCACTGGCAAGGCAATAGCCATGGCCATCGTGTTCGGCTAACCCAGAAAGGCATCAACCATGGCCGCTCCCAATATTGTCAACGTCGCAACCATCACCGGCAAGACTGCGGTCCAGGCGGTTACGACGACCGCCACCGCGATCGTCAGCAACGGCGCCGGCAGCAATCAGGTGTTGAAGATCAACGCGCTGTACGTGGCCAACGTCGACGGCACGAACAACGCCGAGATCACGGTGGACTTGTTCCGTTCGAGTGTCGCGTACCGCCTCGCGTTCACGGTGGTTGTGCCGGCTGACGCCGTGCTCGACGTGCTCAGCAAGTCGATCTACCTGGAAGAGGGCGACTCGCTGCGGCTGACGGCCAATGCAAACAGCGACCTCGAAGCTGTGTGCTCCTACGAAATCATCGCCTAAGCCATGGCTGACTTCCCGTCACCGTCGAGTGCCTACGGGCGCTGGAACCTGATGGACCAGCGTGATGCGGTCATGGGTGCGAATTGGCCGAGCATGCCAATCGTCGTTGACTATGTCGTTGTAGCCGGGGGTGGTGGCGGCGGAGGTGGCAACGCTGGCGGGGGCGGTGGAGGCGCTGGCGGTGTGCGTTTGCTGAGCTCGCAGTCGCTGACGGTTGGCGTCACCCACACAGTCACTATCGGCTCGGGTGGTACGGGTGGGCAGAACAACATCGCCGGTACCAACGGCGGAGACTCTTCGTTCAGCGGGGTGGTATCAACTGGCGGCGGCGGCGGCGGCTCGTCGTACAACATGACCGGTGTCGCCGGTGGATCGGGTGGTGGCGGTGGCGTGTCGGCGAATTCAGGCACGGCCTACGGGGGCGGCGCCGGAACGTCTGGCCAAGGCAACGCTGGCGGTTCTGGCGACACCGTAGTGAACGGCACTGCCGGCGGCGGCGGGGGCGCGGCAGCCGCGGGTTCATCGGGCTCTACAAGCACGGGCGGCGCGGGCACTACCGTCGCCCTCACCGGCTTTTCTGGCACCTATGGCGGTGGCGGTGGTGGCTCAAAATACAGCCCTTCGTCCCCACAGGCGCTGGGCGGTACGGGCGGCGGCGGAAATGGCAGCACAGGCAGCAGTACCAACGGCACCAATGGATCGGCAAACACCGGCGGCGGTGGTGGCGGAAACGTCAACACCGGCGCGTCAGGCGGCTCTGGGGTTGTAGTCATCTCTGCGCCGCGCGCGGCAGCGGCCACAACCGGGTCGCCAACGGTCACCACCAACGCCGGCCGCACGATCTACACGTTCACAGCCTCTGGCTCCATTACGTTCTGACCATGCCTCAATTTCCAACTATCTCGTCGGCGTCAGACGTCTGGAGTCTGACTGATCAGTATCGTGCAGAAGCGGGGGATAACTGGCCGCCCATGGGCGTTCTTGTGAACTATCTCGCAATCGCAGGTGGCGGTGGCGGCGGCACCGCCCTTGGCGGTGGCGGCGGTGCGGGAGGATACCTTTCTGGATCGAACTTTGTAATTCCTTACGGAGTGGCGCAGACCATTACCGTCGGGGCTGGTGGTAGTGGAGCGAGCAGCCGGTCGGTACAGGGTAGTTCCGGCAGCAATTCGGCATTGGCTTCTACAACCGCCACTGGTGGCGGAGGGGGCGGCTCCTATTCCTCCGGTGTTCGAGCAGGCGTTAACGGTGGGTCCGGCGGGGGCTCTGCGGATGGAACCGCGGGCACCGGCGTCGTCGGCCAAGGAAATGCTGGTGGCACAGGATTATCGAAGAACAATCCCGGCGGGGGCGGCGGCGGGGCCGGCGCGGTAGGTGGGAATGCGACTGGCTCGGCGGGCGGAGCAGGCGGCGCCGGCCTTGCGTCTTCCATCACAGGGTCTAGCGTTACCCGCGGGGGTGGTGGCGGCGGTGGCGTGCTTGGCCCTACATATGGCACCTATACCGTCGGCAGCGGCGGAAGCGGCGGGGGTGGCTCCGGCGGTAACGGTGAAACAATTTTCGCCACAGCAGGGACTGCCAATACGGGCGGCGGCGGTGGCTCTGGCGGGTTTGGCTCTCCAAGCGGAGACGAAGTCGGCAAAGCAGGAGGCTCCGGCGTCGTGATCATCTCCGCACCTCGCGCTGCGACATCCACCACTGGATCACCAACCGTCACTACTTCAGGCGGTCGCACCATCTACACCTTTACTGCCTCGGGCAGCATAACTTTCTGAGGCAGCGACATGGCTCAGTTCCCGTCAACCACATCCGCATCCGGCATCTGGACGCTGAAGAAACAAAAGCGTGCAGAGCAGGGGGATAACTGGCCCGACGCCGTGCCTTCAATGAATTACCTTGTCGTCGCGGGCGGGGGCAGTGGCGGTGCATACGGCGGCGGTGGGGGCGCGGGGGGCCTGCTCCAGGCAACGAACATCACGCCCGTGGCGGGCAGAACCTATACCGTCACTGTTGGCGCTGGAGGAGCGTCAGCATCTAGCCGCGCTGCGGGTAATAACGGTTCAAACAGTAGCCTGACCGCTACGGGGCTGTCTGCGACGGCTACCGGCGGAGGCGGCGGCGGATCTTGGAGCAACAGCGCCGGAAAGACCGGCGGTAGCGGCGGTGGCGGCGTAGGGTATCCCGGTACCGAATCGGCGGGTTCGGGTACTGGCGGCCAAGGGAATGCCGGTGGAACCGGCGTAAACGACGGGGGCCTTTCGTCCGGCGGTGGCGGCGGTGCCGGGGCTGTCGGTGGCAACGCTGTATCAGGTACGCGAGGGGGTAATGGTGGAAACGGCTTGCAGTCATCCATTGCCGGCAGCGCCACCTTTTACGCCGGTGGTGGTGGCGGTACTTCGCTCTTTGGTACTGCTGCGTCCGGTGGCTCTGGGGGAGGCGGCGCTGCGGGTGGCCTTCCGGGAAGTGTAAACGGAACAGCGGGCACGGCAAATACCGGCGGGGGCGGCGGCGGGTCTTCTGATGCAACAAGCGGTGCGGGCGGTTCTGGCGTTGTGATCATCAGCGTCGCGAATGCAACGGTCGTGTCTACAACTGGCTCACCGACTGTCACCACCTCTGGTGGCCGCACCATCTACACCTTCACTGCCAGCGGCAGCATCACGTTCTAAGGAGAAAAGCACATGGCTCACTTTGCTGAAATCGGACTTAATAACACCGTGCTCCGTGTGATCGTCGTTCACAACAACGAGCTGCTCGACGAGAACGGTGTTGAGCAAGAGAGCAAGGGCGCTGAGTTTTGCCGCGTTCTGTTCGGTGGCATTTGGGTGCAGACCAGCTACAACGCCAAGTTTCGCAAGAACTACGCTGGCGAAGGCTTCACCTACGACAGCACTCGCGATGCCTTCATCCCGCCCAAGCCGTTCCCGTCATGGGTGCTCAACGAGGACACCTGCCGCTGGGACGCGCCCGTACCCTACCCGACTGATGTCGGCACACCTGAAGCGCCGAAGCGGTACGTGTGGGATGAGGCCACGACAAGCTGGGTTGAACTGGTGCTCGCGCCAGCCTAATCCCATCACACCGTGCAACACGAAGCCCCGCGCCCGCGGGGCTTTTCCATTTGGGGAGAAAGGAAGCTACGTAGATGATCAGCCCAGTCGAAGCCCGCCTCGAGACGCATGAGGCAGTCTGTGCCCAGCGGTACGCACAGATCGAGCTGCAATTCCGCAGCAGCAATTCACGCCTGAAGCGTATCGAGCAAGTCCTCATCGGCTGCTGCGGATTCATCATCGCGCTGCTTCTGACCCTGGTGCTGAAGCTCTGATGGAACCGATCACCGGCATCCTGGCCGCAGTGTCCGCGGCCAACGCGGCGTTTGGCGCAGTAAAAAAGCTCGTCGCCACTGGCCGTGAAATCCAGGACGTAGCCGGTCAACTGGGCAAGTGGTATGGCGCGTTCGGCGACTTCAACCGCTTGGCCACCGAGAAGGCCAACAAGAAGCCGTCAGTCTTCAAGCGGCTGATGCACGACGGCTCGATCGAGCAAGAAGCCCTGCAGATCACGATGCACAAGCAGGCGCTGATCAAGCAGGAGTACGAGCTCAAGATCCTGATCATCGCCCACTACGGCGAGAACGTTTACAACGAAATGATCATGGAGCGCATCCGGCTCAAGAAGGAGCGCGAGAAGCGCGAGCGCGAGCATCGGCTGCGTCAGCAGGCCTTCGTCCTCAACGCGAAGTACGGCGCCGGCATTGCCTTTCTGGCAACCGCGGTGGCCGCTCTTTTCTATGTGCTCTGGGAGAAAGTAGGCAAGTAATGTTCAAGGCACCACCCGCGACGGCGTCGCGGTCTGAGCGCGAGGCTTACGTCAAGGGACTCGCCGCGATCAGCATCTCCGTGCTGGCACTGCTGCTGGCGATCAACGGCTTCTTCGGCGGATCGAACTCCAGCCGGGTGCTCAACAAGACCATCGAGGCCAACAACCTCTGGTCCTGGTACCAAGCCAAGAACGTGCGTGCGTCGATGTACGGCATCGCCGCGGAGCAGGGCGGCAAGACCGGCGACACGTTCGACAAGCAGGCCCTGCGCCTGCGCGACGACATGCAGGAGATCCAGGCAAAAGCCGCGGCCGCTGAGGCCGAGCGCGATGCGGCCAAGGCCCGATCGCCCTGGTACAGCTACGCCGGCATGGCGCTGCAGCTCGGAATCGTTCTCTCAAGCGCGGCGATCCTCGCCGTGTCCATGGCGCTGTTCTACAGCTCCGTTCTCGTGGGCGGCCTGGGTGCTGTCCTTCTACTCACTGCTCTAGGAATCTGACAATGGACAAGTTCATCAAGGTCATCGGCGCCCGCTGGTTTCAGTTCGCCCTCATCCCGCTGATCGTGCTGGTGTGGTTCATTGCGACCGACCCCAGTGGCGGCGCCGACACCCTGCTGCGTGTGCAGCTGTGGGGTCAGGCCTTCTTGGTGACCGGCATCGCCTACTTGGTCGCCAAGGCCATGCTGGGCAAGGCCTCGAGCGAGGACCTGTACAGCAAGGCCCTGGACGGCAACGTCGGCGCCGGCATCGCCTACACCGGCATCTGCCTGCTGCGCGCCTTCGTGCTGATGGCCCTGCTGCTGTTCTTCGCCCAGGTGCAGCGGTGAAATCGCTCCTGCTCCTGCTCGCACTGGCGCAGCCGGCGCTGGCGTTCAAGCTCGAGCGGGACATCCCGCCCCAGGCGCATCAGCACCTCCCGACTCTTTCTGCCCAAGTCCGCGAGGTGATGCCGGGCTTTCACGCCCCGCATTACTTCGGCGCGCTGATCGAGCACGAGAGCGGCTGCCCGTCCATCAAGTCGATGTGCTGGAACGCCAAGGCGCGGCTGAAGTCGCAGCGGGAGGAGGGCGCCGGCCTGGGCCAGATCACGCGCGCCTACCGCGAAGACGGCAGCCTGCGCTTCGACGCCCTGGCCGAGACCCGCAAGCTCGACCCGCGGGGCCTGAACGAGCTGCGCTGGGACAACGTCTACGAGCGCCCCGACCTGCAGATGCGGGTGATGGTGGTCATGACGCGGCAGAACTGGAACCGGGCTGGCAAGCTCACCAGCGATCCGCACTATCAGCTGCAGCTCACTGACCTGAGCTACAACGCCGGCTTCGGGCGCGTCTTGAACGACATGCGTGCCTGCTCGCTGCAGGCGGGCTGCAACCCCCAGGTCTGGCACGGCAACGTCGAGAAGACCTGCACGGCCAGCACAAGGCCGCTGTACGGCACCCGGTCGGCTTGCGACATCTCGCGTCACCACGTCCATGACGTCGTCGACGTGCGCATGCCCAAGTACAAGGGGAAGGTATGAAGTTCCTGGACCTCGTACCCAGCTGGGTCTACGCCGCGGCGATCGCGCTATTGGTCGTGGCCTGCGGCTGGTTCTACGTCGCCAAGATCAAGGCGCAGGGCGAGCTCGCCACCTACCGTGCAGAGGTCGCCGAGAACACCCGCAAGGCCGAGGCCGAGGCACGCGCCAAGGAGCAGGCCATGCAAGTCCAAGTAGAGAGGATCGCCGCCAATGAAGCCAAGAAGACCCAGGTGCTCGCCGCTCGTGTGGCTGCTGCCGACAGTGCTGCTCGCGGGCTGCGCGACGACATCGAGCGACTCAATGCCCGTCCAGCCCCCGAGGATCCCGAGTCTGCCGCCTACGCTCGCGAAGCCCGTACCGCCCGAGAGCTACTTGGAGCGTGCGCAGCGGAATATCGAGCAGTGGCAGAAGGAGCTGATCAACTCCGCGACCAAGTGACGGGGCTCCAGGACTACGCGTCAAACGTCTGTCAGACAAGCCGCTAAGAATCCTGGGATGACCGCAGCCGCAGCGTGAGCAAGACCAAGCATCAAAACGCTCCGAATGCTGAACAGACTCAGCAGTTCGACGAGTTCATCAAGCACTGGCAAGACGTGCTTGGGCTCGGGCGTTGGCGCCTGGAACGCGGCTCCAAACCTGCTAAGGACGCCATGGCCTCAGTCGAGTTCAACGACGAGGCCAAACTGGCGACGTACCGGATCGGCGACTTCGGTGCGACGCCCATCAACGAAAAGTCGCTTTGCATGACTGCGCTCCACGAGGTGCTGCATGTTTTCCTCCATGAGTTGATCGTCACCGCACAGGACCGTGGCGCAACCCCCGAGCAGCTCGACGCTGCTGAACACGGGGTGATCAACGTGCTCGAGTCGGTCCTGTGGGGAGATGTGCATGGGGTACCCCAGCAAGAGGAGGGATGAGGCATTCATCTCGGCGTGGCATGCCAGTGGTGGTTCGCCTATCCGCTTGAGCCAGGACCTCGGGGTCAGCCTGCGGGCCATCTACGCCCGCCGCGACGCTGTCGAGTCCCGGTACGGCATCGCGCTGGTGGCCAACAGCCCCAAGGCCACGAAGCATGACCCGCAAGTGACCCGGGCGATCATGTCTTCGCGGCGAGACGTGAACCGCCTGGAGATCGCGGACGGCGTGGTGCTGGTGGGCTCGGACGCGCACTACGCCCCAGGGGTAGTCCCGATCGCGCACAAGGCCCTGTGCAACCTGATCGCCGAGCTCGGGCGCGAGGTCAAGGCCGTGGTGCTCAACGGCGACATCCTGGACGGCGGCAGCATCAGCCGCCATCCGCGGATCCGCTGGAAGCAGACGCCCACGGTGAAGGACGAGCTTGATGCAGTGCTCGCCCGCACTGGCGACATCGAGCAGGCGGTGCAACCGGGCACGCACCTGTTCCGCACCTACGGGAACCATTGCGCGCGATTCGAGTCGCGCCTGTCTTCGATGGTGCCGCAGTACGAAGGCGTCGCAGGGTTCACGCTGCGCGAGCATCTGCCCAAGTGGATGGACTCTGACCGGATCGATGTCAACGACAACATGGTCATCATCCACGACTGGCACAGCGGCTTGCACAGCGGCTGGAACGACGTGCTCAAGGGCGGCTGCCACACAGTCACCGGCCACACCCACGAGCTGGGTGCCAAGGCGCACAAGGGCTTCAAGGGCACGCACTACGGGATCAAGACCGGGATGCTGGCCGACGATGACCAGAAGGAATTTGACTACCGACTTGGGAAGCCGGGTTTCAACTGGCAATCCGGGTTTGCCGTGTTGACGTGGCGAGCCGGCGTGCTGCTGCACCCAGAGTTCTGCGCGGTGCGCGATGATGGCAAGGCCTACTTCCGCGGTCGGCTGTTCGCCGACTGACCATGAGTGGCTGGCTCATCGCCGTGACGGGCGCCACCTACGCCTACATCGCGTTCGAGCAGGGCTTCAAGGGCAACTGGCCGATGTGCGTGGTGTACGCGGGCTACGCGTTCAGCAACGTCGGCCTGTACGTTTTGGCCGAGAGATAGGAGACACCGTACATGAGCGCATCATGGCAACGCAAAGAGGGTAAGTCGGAGAGCGGTGGCCTCAACGAGAAGGGCCGTCGTAGCTACGAGCGCGAGAACCCTGGCAGTGATCTCAAGCCGCCCCAGCCCGAGGGCGGCGCGCGCAAGAAGAGCTTCTGCGCGCGGATGAGGGGCATGAAAGCAAAACTTACGAGCAAGAAGACGGCGAACGATCCGAACAGCCGGATCAATAAGTCGTTGAGAGCTTGGAAATGTTGACCTAAAATCTTCGTGGGGCCAGTGCGCCCGCGAAAAGCCGCCTTTGGGCGGCTTTTTTCTTTGGAGCAAACATGGCGACAGCAGCGAATCCGTTCGACGTCGGCGGGAACAATGGCGGGATCATCGGCGGAGCCATGACCAACGCGACCACGAACTCGGCCGCGCAGTTCACCCCGCAACAGCGCGAAGTCAATCGCGCCACCGAGACGGCCGCTGGCCAGATCGACTCCCTCCTGGCCAAGGACAGCCCGCTGCTGCGCCGTGCTCGCGCAACCGCGATGCAGGACATGAACGCCCGCGGGCTGGTGAACAGCTCGATGGCGCAAGGCGCGGCAGTCGCTGCCATGATCGATCGGGTAACGCCGCTCGCCCAGCAGGACGCGGACACCTACAACAAGCGCACCCTGGCCAACATGGGTGCGGTCAATGAGGCCGGCATCTTCAACGCGGCCGAGCAGAACAAGTTCGGCTTGCAGCGTGGCGAACAGTCTTTCACCGCTGAGCAGGCGGACAAGTCCCGCAGCTTCACGACCAGCGAGCGGCTGGGCTCGCAGCAATTCAGCTCGGAGCAGAACAAGGCTACTCAGAACTTCCAGGCCGCGCAGGCAGCCCTTGACCGCGCGCTGCGTGCGTCTGAGACGGACAAGAGCATCGAAGCTCAGAAGGCGCTGCAGACCGCGCAGTTCAACTTTGAGGGCGCGCAGAACGAGCTCAACCGGGTCAACCAGCGCGCGCTGCAGGAGAACCAGCAGAACTTCACGGCTCAGCAATCGGCGCTCGAGCGCGCTCAGCAGGACAAGATCCTGACTGCGCAGCAGACGTTCCAGTCGGCGCAGGCCAACCTAGATCGTGCGCAGCAAGTGCTGCTGGCCGACAAGTCGATCCAAGCTCAGCAGAATCTTCAGCAGGCCCAGCAGCAGTTCCAGGCGGCGCAGGCCAGCCTGGATCGTGAGCAAGCCAAGCTGCTGCAGCAGGCCCAGCAGACATTTCAGTCGGCACAGAACGAGCTCGAGCGCGCAACGCAGGTCGCTCTGGCCGACAAGAGTATCGCCGCGCAGGCGGCTCAAGCTGAGGCGACCCGCAACTTCACCGCGGCGCAGGCTGCCCTGGACCGGGCTCAGCAAGTCTCGCTGCAGGAGAGCCAGCAGAAGTTCACGGCCGGCCAGAACGCTCAGCAGATCCAGGCGCAGAAGGAACTGCAGACTGCCAACCAGAGCTTTCAAGCTGCTCAGAACGAACTCGAACGCGCTCAGCAAGTCGCGCTCACCGACAAGAGCATTGCCGCCAATCAGGCACTCGAGGCTGCGCGTCAGAAGTTTCAGAGTGCACAGAGCGATCTGGACCGCGCTCAGCAGCGCGAGCTGCAGACTCAGCAGCAAGAGTTCACCCGTGGCGAGAACGCCGCAGGCCGCACGTTTGAGTCGGGTCAGCGTCAGCTTGATCGCGATCAGCAGTCATCGCTGGCGCAAGCAGCGCAAACGTTCCAGGCCACTCAGAACGAGAGGGATCGGGCTCAGCAGATCATGCTGACCGACAAGAACATCTCGGCGCAGCAGGCGCTCGAGCAGTCGCGCCAAGAGTTCCAGCGCGGCGAAGGCATCATTGCTCGTCAATTTGAGTCGTCGCAGCGCCAGCTTGATCGCGACCAGCAGTCCTCCTTGGCGCAGGCCGCGCAATCGTTCCAGGCATCGCAGAACGAAAAGGATCGGGCTCAGCAGATCATGCTGGCCGACCGCAACATCTCGGCGCAGCAGGCGCTGGAGAAGGCACGGCAAGAGTTTCAGCGCGGCGAGTCGGCGCTGGACCGCACCCAGCAGCGCGAACTCGCCTCGCAGGCGCAGTCGTTTCAAGCATCGCAGAACGAGATGGATCGGGCTCAGCAGATCATGCTGGCCGACCGCAACATCTCGGCGCAGCAGGCGCTGGAGAAGGCACGGCAAGAGTTCCAGCGCGGCGAGTCGGCGCTGGACCGCACCCAGCAGCGCGAACTCGCCACGCAGGCGCAGTCGTTTCAAGCATCGCAGAACGAGATGGATCGGGCTCAGCAGATCATGCTGGCCGACCGCAACATCTCGGCGCAGCAGGCGCTGGAGAAGGCACGGCAAGAGTTCCAGCGCGGCGA